TTACCAATGGAAATGTTTAAATCAATTTTTTGCATAATTCAATAAAAAATCAGCATTTATTAAAATTAAAATACTTTTAAATATATAATGGGTAATTCATCAATAAAATCGCAGAAGCATTATGATAGATCACAGAAGCATTATGATAGATCACAGAAGCATTCTGATAGACCACGTAGGCGTTCAAAATACGCAACGCGCAAATATAACCCTAGATATCGCAGAGGGTCTCACAAAAGAAGGAGAATTTTTAAGCAAAAAACGCGAACGACGTAAAAGTTTTTGAATATAATTATTATAAATTAAATAATTATATTGAATACATAAGCCCTACGTGGGGCTTGAACCCACGACCCTCAGATTAAAAGTCTGATGCTCTACCGGCTGAGCTAGTAAGGCGAATTAGTAATATTATTTTTAATATTTTTATTTTTTAAAAAATGATTAAGCAGAGACACTGGCAGAAACTGCAGTGGCATTAGCGGTGGCAGCAGCACTCTTGGCAAAGTGTGGGCTCATGTATCGCTGAAGGTTGAAGTAAGTGAGTTCTTCGCCAGTTGTAAGCTTGAGAAGAGAAGACAGCTTGGTGTCGGCGTTAATGCGACGCCCATTAGTCTTATCTTGAAGCTGATTTGCGCGGATGTAAGAATTAATTTCCCGAGTTACCTCAGTGCGCGCCATCTCAGTTCCCTTGGACTTTCCTAAAAAAGAAGCAAGCTCATCAGAGATAAGGGTCGGCTTAACAAAACCGCTTGGCGAACGATTTCCAGTCTTGCGCTTACGCTTGCTGCTAGCCTTTGCGGCACTCTTCAACTCGCGAGAAGCCTTCTTCTCAAGAAGACGGAACTCAGACTTCAATGAAGAAATGAGAGCGCTCAGGCTTTGAAGCTTAGTCATAAATCCAGTAAATTCGGCAGCGACATGGGCAACATCTTCTACAATAACTGGCGCGGCAGTAGAGGCAACAACTGGCACAATTTCAACAACAACCTCCTTCTTCTTGGAAGAAGGCTTTTCGACCTTTTCTACCTTTTCGGCCTTGGGCTTAGTGGGAGATTGAGTAGGTTCGGACTTGGGCATCTTAGGTGTCTTAGGCGTCTTGGGCTGGGCGGGAGTAGTTTCAGTCTTGGGCTGGGCGGGAGCAGTTTCAGTCTTGGATGTCTTTCCAGTCATTTTCTTATACTCTACTATAATAAGTTTTATTTAAGTTATTTAACGCATTATAATATATAATTTAATTGTGATGGTAATACAGATATAAATATCTTCAAGATTACTAATGAAAATTCCTAAATAGAACGAATATCACATATATAATATACTATTTCCGTTATACGTGAAACTCTATATCATTTCCATCCCCTTTTTATTTTTCATGCCTTCAATATTTCCTTGTATAGACAAATAACCCAGTGATATAAGTAAAACTGATAATAAAGCAAAAACCGCATACTTATTTGTGCCTTTATTATAATTTTTTTTCATTATTATATATTAATTACATATAATAATTTATAGTATCATATACTATTTTATAGTGTCATAAAGTAAAACCATTTCACGTGCCCTATGATCAATTATGCCTAGTGTCATTAAATAATGCATATTCGGATTTTTTTTTGGCATTCTTCACTTCTTCTATATGACCATTAATTACTTTAAAATCATTAATAAATTTATTCATTGAGTATAATCCTTCTTTTTGTAAATTTCTTTTACGTTTTTTTGACAAGTAGTATAAAGATAATACTAATGTAAGAATTAATATTATAAGTAAATATTTTTTTATAGTAGACCTCATGCTGATAGTTTTCATAATTATATATACTATAATAGATTAAAATACAGATTGAAATAGCCAAGGTATCGCTATGGCTGCTTCTGTACTGACTAAAGTTAATGCAGACAAAACAAAATTGGCACCTAAACATTTACTATCGTGATTAATTCCAGTTCTCACTAACCTTTCAACTATAGTTATTGCAATATCTTGTAAAATAGGAACCAACGATGTATGTAAATCAGTCAATATCATCCTAAATAAATCATGATAATTAGGACAAATCTCGTTCTTGACTCTTGATGATAAATTTGCGCGATAATCCCAAATATCGTGTAATTCATAAATAAAACGCGTTAATTTTTCTCTGGATAAATTGGTAAACCAATGCGGATGTGTGTAATTTCCTAAAATATCAATATCATGAAATGCTGAAAAAATTCTGTTATTTATATTTTCATTCACTATTGTATTGGTATTATTCATAATCAATTCTATATTGTCATTAAATAATTTACTTAATTTTATTAATTTCATCATATTTTTTTTAACCGATTTTAAAAAAATATTGCGGTTATATGGATTTGTAACTTTATCGGATCCATAATTAAATAAATTATAAATAGACATTATATCAAATCCGTAAATGGTATTGTCAGAATCTTTAAAACTATAAAATTGCGAATAAGGAATATCTATGATATTATCCATTGTAAAAAAATCGGTATCATTTACACATAACCGGCGGTTGAATCTTGCGGGACCACGTAAATTGTTGTATTTTTTGAATAAATATCTACGCCAAGATTTTTGAATAATAACAGCATTATCATATAATTTAAAATAATTATAGATTTTTTCAGTAATATCTGATTTGTTAGCATTTCCTAATTTAATTTTGTAATGGAGTGAGATTTCTTTCAATTGTTTGATAGTATAATTAACATTCAATAAAATACTATAATTCTCTCTTGTGGGCATAATATATTCGGTTTTTTTCTTCTCTTTTTTAGTGACAACAATGGCACTTGAGCCGTGTTCCTTATTTATCTTACAATTATCATTAGAAATAACAACATTATATTTTTCCATTTTTCTTATATTTATATGATATTAATAAAATGTTTTAATATCGTTTTATTAAATTGTATGTATTATAGACATACGTGTTGTATCAAATAATTCCTTATTATTTTTATTTCTACTTTGAATAGTTTTCATATGGTCAATATTATTTAAGAGAGATACACAATCGTGATTACTCTCAATATACTGAGAGAATGCTTTAAAATTATCAGGAGATGAATTAAATTGTAGTAAAGAATTATTATGATTTTTGCACCATAATATAAACCCTTTATAATCATTCAAGAAAATAGATGTCATAATGTAATAGGCAAACACGTGTGTATTTTCTTTATATAATTTATTTCTAATATAAGCAGTTTGAGGTTTTTTTTCATATAAATCTTTATAATTCAACCCCATAAAGTCTAATATTTTCGTACATTGATAAATCGAAAACATCCTTTCCATTTCTAAACAAAATTTTAAATTTGATAAAAATATGCGTTTATCCTTTTTATTATTGAGAGAATTGAAACTACAAAAAACACTATTAATTATTCTCCCCCAAGTTTCTGTATAGGCCTCATATATGTCAAAATCACTATTTATTGGGAAAATAGTATATAATGTATCATTGAGTGAAGTTATGTCACTAGTAGAAAAATCTAACCCATATGCGTGGAATGTTTCATGTATAAAAACCTTGAACCATTCTTCCTCTCGATAAATAATCATTTGACCCTTTACCGCGCATGCATAGGTGAAAGCTGTATTTACATTGTCCGGACCAAGAACACCCGAAGGCGTAGCGGGTAATACTTTCTTAAATGGCGTGGGATATAGATATATATCCAATGAAGTTGCGCAGTGTTTACTAGAATATTTTGCGCATATACTTAACCATATATACATCATCCTAACATCATTAACGCATGATTCCGTGTTAATCAAATCTTTTTTGGAAAAGAGATTATAATGTATATTAATCTCTCTACTCCCTACACTTTTACATGAGAAGGTAAGTTGTTCTTGTATATTGTCTTTTATATATGTTTGTATATGATTTGGGAAGTACCTATTACTATCTAGCGATGGTTCTTCCTTCTTAGAAATCTTGTATTTTAAACATTCATCATGCATAATGATTTCATTTGCACTATATACATCGTGATAAAGAGAGATTAACGCCTTTTCAACACTATTATCGTCGTTCTTGGATAACTTTTTATTATCACATTTTCCGAAACAATTTAGAAAAGGTTTCATTAGTGTATCAGTTTTAGATGAAAAATTCATATATAAATTAAAAACATTTTATATATGTATAAAAAATAAGATTTATTCAAGCCTCATTTTTGAGTTCCAATCTAACTCGCATTAAATCATTAAATACAATAGCAGGTTTGCCTCTAGTAATATGTTCTAACTTTGCTCTTTTTGTTGCCAATAATAATTCCTTTAATTCAGGATTTTGTGTGAATTTTGCGCGCATTGATGATTCCATTTCCATTTCTCCGCGAGAGTATTTCATACCTTGTGATTTATTAAAGAAGTCAGGATCTATAATAACATTTTTTGGACGAACCATAACCTTTTTCTTTACGCCATCAACTAATTTCGTAGTCATTCCTGATTTACCGCCAGCAGCCTTGGCTAAACTGGGATCCTTAGCGATATCAGAATCGGGTGAATCAAGTGAGAACTGAATATAAAATTGTTTATTATTGTGTTTATATTTGGACCCTTGATAATAATGTTCAACAGACGCCCATCGGTGTTTATCTAATACAAAATCTGATATCCAGAAGTTTGATAATTTTTTACGCCATTCAGGAATTTTTGCCAACTCTTTGTAAGCATCCGTTCCTTCTTGTCCAATTATTTCACCGGATCCTTTACCCGGCAAAGGTTTATCAATCGATTTACTATAAAATCTAAAGATAGTAGCATTATCGTATAAATCAGAAGTCGTTTCTTCCGTAGTCGTTCCTTCCATAGCGTCTGGATTGTCGAGTTTTAATATCTTATCCTCTTCGTCGCCGCGTGAATTCAATTTTATTCGGTAATTAACAAAATCAGGAATTAAGCTATATGGTCCAGCCATTTTTTCCAAACACTTTTCAACAATTAAAATCTTAATATTTTCTGGTAGTTCCGAGTATTTAAATGATTTTTCAGTTTTATATGTAATCAATTGGTAATGATTTCCGCCATGATGCGATGATAATATATACATTGAAGGTTCAAAAATACCATTTTCCTCTAGTTTTGTGTCGTTTAATTGTCCACATTGTAAAACATTAATTGAATCTTTTTCCTTGAAATATAACTCAGAAAAAATGATAGTTTTTATATTAAGTTCTCTCTCAATCGTAGAAATAGCCCAAGTGTCCGCCCAAAATTCGTTGGTTTTCATTTTTAATTTCAACATCGAGAGATTATCAATTCCTTTCATAAAATCAAAATCTTTAATATTCTCTCTTATATTCTTTCTTTGGGATTTTAAATTGTTATGAAGTTGTTTCATGGTTTCCGATTGTTTAATATAACTAAGAGATAAATTTCTATCCTTTGTTTTTTTCATTGTTGTTTCTAGATCATTATGACGTTTTGTAATGTTTTTTATTTCTCTTGAGAGATTTTCTTCTGCTTTGGAACCATCGTCGTATAATAATTTATAGTTTTCAAATAAATTATCAGTAGCATTTTGCGCCAAAATATCTCTCATTTCATCTATTGTAGTTTCTTGTCCATTTTCTTCTAGCGCCATTTTTATCATTGAAAAAAAACAATTACCATCTGGTTTCATATCAATTATATTATAATCGATATCATTCATAAATTTTTGTATCCATAATTTATGCTTCGAATTTTTTATAGGCATTTCGATTACATCGTCACTAACATATGAACTATAAATTTCTTCGTAAGCAAAACTATATAAAAGAGGTTTACTAAATTTATTTAAATCGATATCGCCATCCTCGTCCATTATATTTTTTTGATTTGTTGCAATAATTTCATAAACCCCGATTTGTGTTTTGATTTCATCATTTTCAACTAAGTAAATTGGATAATAAATAATATTATTATCAGCATATAAATAGTTTGCTAGCCCCAAGGCAAATACAATATTTTTTTCAAAAACAATAGTTTCATATAAATTTGCGCTATAATCTTCATCTAAATCGTCTATATTGCGCGATTCATTATATGTTATTGTTTTATCTAACAATGATTTAACCATATTATATATATACTTAAAACAAAATTTTTCTGCTAAAAAATGGTTCATCTTTTAATTCTTGTATATTTTGCCAAAGGCGTAATCGATGAGATACAATCGTATGATTATTATGGTCGGTTTCAAAAAATAACAAAACCTGTATCATTTCATCCTTAATCATTTTACTTTTGTGAATTTTATAATATTGTAATATTTGCGTTATTTTTTTAACATTGAAATCTTTATAATACAATACCAATTGTTCAATATCGTATTCTTCTGGATAAATACTATTATTTATTAATTCGGGTAAATCAATAATAGTATTATCTTCAGGATAACATGAAACATTATCTATTTTTTTTGTTTCACATAAAAAAAATTTAATATTTTCACTTTCCATAATTGATATATAACTATTTAGTTTTATATATCAACACAATAATTATATATTTATTTTTTAATAGCTTCCATCATATCCATATGTTTAAATATAGTTTTATTTGAAATACTAGGATGTGATTTATTTGTCATTAAACTAACAATTTCGATACGATTAATAAATTGCTTCCATTCATTCTTCATTGGTTTCAACATTGATTTTCCATGTACAATTAAAATATAAAGTAATTCCGACATTTCATCGACAATATTTACATGACTCTCTTTTTTAATAAATGAGATTAAATCAGTTTGCAGTTCATGAATCATTGAAATAATTTTTGTTGTTGGAATAACATCGTACAACATTAAGTTGATATAAAATGAACCAATTGCGCGACGTTTTTCATTTACTTTATTATTTTTGCAAAATGTATCGTAATCCTTGTCGGGGCTACAATAAGCAAAATTTTTGAAAATAGAAACATCCGAATTTAAATGTTCGTTAAAAATTGTTTTCATAAAATCATACTTGAGCATTAATTCTTTATATAATTTCGCATACATTTTAGAATAAAACCCATTACTACTTGCTATATCAAAAATTGAATCACCAATACGCTTCAATTCTTTACATATATCCTCGTTTTCTAGACTATCGCAGCCGATCAATTCGATTTCTTGAACAATCTGTTCATACAATTTATCATATGTTTTATCAGTCATTTTATTTAAATGTTTTCGGATTTTATCAATCGATAATGCGATTCCTTCTTTTTTTTCTAGGGTCGTTGCTTTGAAATTTCGCACTAAATTCCATTCAGTGTCACATATAATTTCCTTAGTGTGTATTCGTAATTTTGTTCCGAATGTACCTTTTTTCTCAAAATGAGGGGTTTTAATATATTCAGGAGCACCTACATTTTTAGATATTTTTTTTATAAGTTCAATTGTCTCTTCTGGTAGTTTAAAAGTAAATCCTTCATTTTTAATTCTGTCAAAATCAGAACGTTTAAATATTTTACTACTCATTGATTGGCAATTCATTTCTATTGTTACTACAAATAATATAATATTTTTATATCAATTTTTTTAATAATACTTAAATGTAATATGAATACTACTATTATTATAGTATGTCATTAGAAAATACAAGCACAATTATTGAAAATGATAATTCTAATTATATATTAAAAGAAATTGATAATTGGGAAGATTTAAATACAAAAACACTATTATTGCGCGGTATTTATGCGTCTGGGTTTGAAAACCCTAGCCCTATTCAAAAAAAAGCAATTCTTCCACTTTTTCAAAAAAAAGATATTATTGCTCAAGCCCAATCAGGAACTGGTAAAACGGCATGTTTTTCGATTGGAGTATTAGAATTAATTGATATTGAAAAAAAGACTACACAAGCTATGATTTTATCTCCAACGCGTGAATTATCATTTCAAACCAAATTAGTAATTGATACTATTGGTAATCTGTTTTCAACATTAAGGACGCAATTAATGGTGGGAGGAACATCAACCGATCAAACAATTCAACAGCTTCGAAATAATCCACCACATATTGTTATCGGATGTCCTGGACGTATTCATGATATGTTAAAACGAAAAAAATTAAATGTAAATGATTTAAAAATTTTGGTTATGGATGAAGCAGATGAACTTCTGTCTTTTGGATTTAAAGAACAGGTATATGAAATCTTCCAATATATGCCATCAAACATTCAGGTCGCATTATTTAGTGCGACTATGCCAGAAGAATTGAATAAAATGACTGATAAATTTATGCGAAATCCTGTAAAAATTCTGGTAAAAAATGAACAATTAACATTGGAAGGAATTCGGCAATATTATATCGCATTGGATAATGATGAAGTTAAATATGATACATTAAAAGATATTTATAGTTCTTTAACTTTAAGTCAGTCTATTATTTATTGTAATAGCGTGAAACGAGTAAGTGATTTATATAGTGCAATGAATAATGATAACTATCCTGTATGCCAAATTCATAGTGGAATGGATAAAGATGAGCGTATTAAAAATTTTGAAGATTTTAAAAGTGGGAAACATCGTGTTTTAATTTCTTCGAATGTTACTGCGCGCGGGCTGGATGTTCAACAAGTAAGCACTGTTATAAATTTTGATTTACCAAATTGTGTTCATACATACTTACATCGGATTGGACGTAGTGGACGATGGGGTCGTAAAGGTGTAGGAATTAATTTTATTACATCACGCGACATGGCTCAACTAAAAATTATTGAGCAACATTATAATACAAAAATTAATGAACTTGTTGAAAACTGGGTTGTTTAAATATAATAAATATAATAAATTTAAACGATTAAGAAAAAATACTCGTTTAAATTTATTCTTATTATTCTAGAATAATAATAAATGAATAGCGATGTTAAAGAAGAAAAGATTGATACTGAAAATATGTTTCACCTTCCAATTGATTTCTTGGAGAGAAAAACAGAATTAGAAAAACATACTATATATGATTTAGAATTATTACCTGAAGATCCAAAAGAATCATTGTATAAATACCTATTAAAACCTGATACTATTTTTGGAGAAAAAACAATGCAACTATGGAGTAAATATTATACATCAGATGTTTCATTTCTGAAAGATAGTCAAACACTTTTGAAAAAAAAAGAACTATTTATTTCTTCAAGCGGAGAAACTCAAGAAAAAGTAAATGATATATGGAAGGATATTAAAGAAGAAACCGCCTTTAATGAAAAATATGGTTACATTGAATGGGAAAAAATAAGCATGCTTAATAATAGTTCAAAATTTTTACAATGTCTTAGCATTTATAATATGACAGCGCCTATATTTTCTCTCATGTTGCCTATTTTTTTCCTGATACTTCCATTATTTATTTTAAAGGTTCGTGGTATGCCAATTACGATTGAAAAATATTTTGAACTTTTAAAGTTAGTGTTTAAAAAACATCAAATCGGGAAAATATTTGATATTTCAAATGCTAGTTTTGAAAAAATAATATATACCATGGCATCATTAATATTTTATGGTATCCAGATTTATCAGAATATCATGACTTGTAATAGATTTTATTACAATATGGCGAAAATACACACTCAACTATTCACAATGAGAGATTATTTAGAAAATACTATAAATACAATGGAAGTGTTAAAAACTCAATGTATTGGGTTAACCACGTTTGAACCATTTATTGCAAATATGACACATCATCAATCGGTATGTAAAATAATGTTTAATGAATTTAAAAAAATAATTCCAAATAAATTTTCCATTAAAAAATTTTGGCAAATAGGTCACACAATGAAATGTTTTTACCAGCTTTACTCTCATAAACAATTTCACGAAACATTAGAGTATTCATTTGGGTTTACCGGTTATATTGATAACCTTAATGGAATACGCAATAATATTTCTCTAAAGAATATTGGATTATGTAAATTTAAAAAATCAACAACTACCAAATTTAAGAACGCATATTTTCCTTCATTAGTTCATGAAACTCCTATCAAAAATAGTTATAAATTGGATAAGAATTTAATTATAACGGGACCAAACGCTGCAGGAAAAACAACGTTATTAAAAACTACAATTTTCAATATAATTTTATCACAACAAATCGGGTATGGGTTTTATAAAACGGCGACGATAGAACCATATGATATGATTCATTGTTATATTAACATACCAGATACATCCGCGAGAGATAGTTTATTTCAGGCAGAAGCAAATAGATGTAAAAATATATTGAGTGAAATAGATAAACCCCAATTACATACAAATGGTTCAACATTTAGCAATAAAAAATTAAGACATTTTTGTGTATTTGACGAATTATATTCAGGGACAAATCCATATGAAGCGATTAGTAGTGCTTATGCGTATTTAAAATATTTACATAAATACGATAATGTTAATTTTGTTCTGACAACACATTTCTTGGAATTATGTAGACGTTTAGAAAAAGAAGAAGGAATTCATAATTATCATATGAAAATAGAAACCACCTGCGATACCTTCAAATATACTTATAAAATGATAAAAGGAATATCTTATATTAAAGGAGGCGTTAAGGTACTGAGAGACCTAGAATATCCTAATGAAATAATAAATATGACAACTCATATATTAAAAGAATTAGATATATAAATTCGTTCAATAACTATTTAAAATATATTATTAAATATCAATAATGAGTATTTGCGCTGGGTTAAACTTTCTTCCTATTATAATTTCAATTCTTTGTTGTGGTTTACTATTTATTTACTTTAATGTTCGTATTACGGAAATTAAGTTTGCGGTTGAGAAACAAAACAAGGTGTTAACGTCATTTATTACAAACATCCAACATGATATTAGAGGCGGAGGAGTGGTTCCTTCTCATAAAAAAGATTTTGCTACGGCAGAAGCTTATGCAGCGGTAAAGCAAGGAAATGATAAAATCGTTGTTTCCGAAGACGAAGATGATAGCGATAGTAATAGCGATAGCGATAGCGATAGTGATAGTGATAGTGATAGCGAAGATAAAGAAGAAAGAAAAATAATTAATGTGTGTCAATCTATTAACTCGACGTCCCAAAATATCGACCTCACTTCTCATGTTGAAATGATTTCACTGGCATTTGAAATATTACCTGTATCTGAAGAGGGAGAGTCATCTATTACAGAAATAATAGAAACATCTATTGAAGGCGATGATCTAGAAAATAAAGATGAAGACAGGGTTTCAATGAAAATTGATGATTTGAGAAAGGTTGTTGTTGAGAAACACCTATCTTCAAAGGAAGAATCTAAAAAATTGAAGAAACCTGAACTTTTAGCTTTACTTAAGAAATAAATTACATATAACAAGTCATCGCTTTATCTACATTTACATAAATGAAAAAAGAAAAAAGAAAAAAGAAAAAAGAAAAAGTGTCAAATGTCTAGTGGTGTAATTCATTAATATATAAAATTCATTAATATATAAAATTCATTAATATATAAAATTCATTAATATATAAAATTCATTAATATATAAAATTCATTAATATATTTTATATATACATATACAAATGAGCTGGGGAACTTGTTATAAAGGGTCAAATAATATTTACCATGATTTTCCGCCAATCATGCACGATGGTAGAAATTATTCTAATTGGCAGCCAGGTGGTGCTATAAATGAACATATTCGCAAAGAAGCTAATATAAAATCAAATTGGGAATATCGTCAATATTTATCTAAAAATGCAGATGCTCTTATTAAATACAATCAAACCAGTGCATGTGATAATTGTTGTGCAAATTCATCTCATTATGGAAATAATGCTCCAGTTTCTAATAATACTCCTTATATTTTCAAATCCTGCTTAGATACTAATGAAAAAATTGGTTATGAAAATAGTGATTTAAAAAATCTTTACTTGTCTACTATCGCATTACAATCTAGAATGGTAACACCGGTTATTTCTCAACCTAACATGTTAATAAATCGTTTTCCAAGAGCTAACTAAAAATATTTCTGAAAATATAAGATTTACCGATTTTTTCATAACTTTTATCAATAAAATCAATATGTTTTCCCATCTTTAATGTATCTTCTAAAATAAGTTTATTCTCACTTTTCAATTCATTCATTGTGATTTGCGTTCCATCGATTTTTTTGTGTAATTCTTTAATTTGTTGTATAATTAAATTAAGTTTTTCATCACTATTTAAAGGAGATTTCGGTTTGGACATACTATATAATAAAATAAGTTAAAAAATAATTGTATAATTAATAATAGATGAAATTATTAAGTATTGACGTTGGTATAAAAAATTTAGCATATTGTTTAATGGATACAAATACGATTGTTTCTTGGGACGTAATAAATTTATGCGGCGAACCGCCAATATGTTCTAAAGAATGCACAAAAAAAGTTAAATATACCTATACCCCAATAAAAAATGAAGAACCTTTTTATTTTTGTAATAATCATGCAAAAAAATCCGGTTTAATTATACCTACCTCAAAATTCTCTCTTACTAAGCTTAAAAAAATGAAAATGAATGAATTACATACCATGATTTTAGAGTATAGTATTCCTATTCTATTCGATTGTCCAAAAAAAGATACGATCTTAAAGTCAATCGTAGAATTCATGAATACACACATGCTAATACCAGTCTCAGCGTTAAAAGCAAATGATATGGATTTAGTTACAATCGGAATTTCTATGAAAAAAGCTTTTGATATAGAACTAAAATCACATATTGACTCTATCGATTGTGTAGTTATTGAAAATCAAATTAGTCCTATTGCAAATAGAATGAAAACATTACAAGGAATGATAGCTCAATACTTTATTATGAAAGGTAAAACAAAAATTAGTTTCATTTCTTCTGCGAATAAATTAAAAGGACATGTTGATTTATTTGAAACCGATATTTCGACATATGTCGCTCGTAAAAAAGAAGGAATTAATGTTACTTTGAAATTAATAAGCGAAAATCATAAAGAATGGTTATCTCATTTCAATACACATAAAAAGAAAGATGACTTGGCAGATTCATATTTACAAGGAATTTGGTTCTTGAATAGTAAAAAATAATACTTTAAAATAACGCTTTATACCTTTTTACATTTCAAACGCCTAATGTTTGTTTTAATTCTACATAGATAAATTTCATTTTCTCTTCATATATTTTTTGATAATACATTGTTTGTTCATTATATTCTTCTTCAGTTATTTCATTTTGATTTAATTTTCTGGTTAATGTTTGTTTTATTCTTGTGAAACATAATTTACGTTCTATATCTGTAACTATATGATGACACGATAAACACAAAATTTGACATTTATCTATTTCAGAATAAATGTCTTCAATATTTACACATTCATTAACCATACTACATACACTATTAACTTTGTTGAACATATTCAAATGGTCGTAATGATAACGCTCTAATATATGTGTTCGTTTGCTACAGCAAATCTCACATTGTATAATTTTATATCTCTGAATTTTTTCCCAAGTTATATCACGATAATCTGTATATTTACACCAACAAGTATCGCATATATCATTTCCTTTCCATATTCGTTGTGTATTCGTTTGAATACATATTATCTTTTTATTACATTCGTAGCATTTTTTTGATAATGTATGAATATTGGTTAAATATTTATTTACATTCATTTGTTTATCTAAAAGTTCATTTAATGGTATTTCATTATATAATGACTTACATAAGTTAGGTGTAATATCTAATAAAACGCTTAATTTATCCCAATCATCTTCAATATTTTTGTCTTCTAAACAATCTTTAGATAAAATATAATTTTTTATTTTTTGTTTAAGTTTATTATTTTTATCAATAATTAGTTTACAACTAATGCTTGTTTTATTATGACCTAATTCATTGCAATTTTTACATACATTACGTTGTTTGTCTTTCGGTATTTTTTCCATTAATTCTTTCATCACATAAGTTAAATTATTTTCAGTTATATTAAAATTAATTTGTTCTTTTTTTTGTTCATGTTTTTCCATTAGCAATAATATTTCATTTTTGGTTTTTGAACTAACTCCTTTAATTCCCATTTCTTTACACTTTAAAAGCAATTCAGTTCTATTCATTATGTTAATTTATTATAATAATATAAAATAAATAACAATCAATTTTATATTATATAAAATCGCCATTTGAAATGTAAAAAGGTTTAAAATAACGCTTTATACACTATATAATTAAATTATAAATAAATTTCTTTTGCGTATAACTTAAAGTTATAAATTGTATATAATAAACAATATGGTAGACGTTACGAATGATATTATTGACCTTAATATTGATACTATATCTACAATTGAGTTAAACCCATCTTCTTTTCAATCCAGACCATCTGTTAATTTTGGTAGTGGAATTGAATTGTTAATGAATGATAAACGTTTGAATGATGGAAAAAAATCATCGAAACTTGATATCAATTTAGAAGATTTAAATAAATTAGAAGACGAATTAAATGATTTGATTGAAGAACCCAAAAGCACGCCTGCTATATCCAAGTCTGGACTATTTAATTCATCATTTTTTGGCGGCGAAAGTATTAAATTAAATACTTTCAATATTACTCCAGATGCCGATACGGCGAATAACCAAAATGATAATGTTTCTATCGGTAGTATTGTAAGTGTTTCTAATATTGGCAAAGCAACTGCTTCTTCTTCTTCGAACGCCAATACTAAAACGTGGGATGGTTTTACCAAATTTAATAATGTTCCAATCAATCCTGATAAAAATATGTCTTACAATGCCAAGCTCTCTCCAGAAGAAATTCTAGTGGCAAAATTTAAGGTATTGAGAAATTTAGAAGAACTTGAACGAAAAGGTGTAAAACTTACCAAAAATTATTCAATGGAATCATCTCTTACAGAAATGGAAGGAGAATATGAAATGATTATTAGCGAAAAAGAAAGAAAAAATAGCTGTAAATTCCAAGGAAAAATGTTGATGGCCGCTATTACAGGTATTGAATATTTGAACAATAGGTTCGACCCATTTGATGTTAAGCTAGAAGGATGGGGAGAACAAATTAATGAAAATATAGAAGAATACGATGAAATCTTCGCAGAACTTCATGAAAAATATAAATCCAAAGCTAAAATGAGCCCTGAGTTGAAGTTACTATTTCAATTGGGCGGTTCTGCTATCATGGTTCATATGACTAATACTATGTTTAAATCAACAATGCCTGGCATGGATGATATAATGAAACAAAACCCAGAATTAATGCAACAATTTACAAGTGCAGCAGTGAATAGTATGCAAAATAGCAATCCTGGTTTCAGTGGATTTATGGGGAATTTTATTCCCGGATCAAGCAATAATAGACCTCCGCCACAACCAATGCCAACGCAAACCAATCGTAGCCAAAATGAACGTACCGCGCCTCCTACAAATAGGCCAGATTTAATGCGTGCCCGAAATGACGATGGTATTAATATACAAGAACAATTTGCATCTTATGATACTAAAGAAACAGGAGAAAAAACGATGCGTCCTGAAATGAAGGGTCCCACCGACATTAGCGATATTTTATCCGGATTAAAAACAATGTCAGTTAAGAGTGCATCACCAATGAAAATAATTAATCCTACCACGATAAAAGACCAAATTCCTATTAAGAAGTCGTCTTCAGGAAAAACTCCTCGTAAACAAAAAAGCGACAAAAATATCGTAAGTTTGGATATTTAATTATATTATACATTAAATTATATTTTAAATTATATAATTTAATACCTACTATGTAATGTATATTTCTTTTTACGTAATCTATTTTTCCTCCTTCTAATTGTTTGTTTTTTTAACCTTTTATTTTTCATATCTCTTTGTGTTATATGGTTTCGTTTGTATTTTTTAACCTTACGTGTGTTTTTCATTGATTTATTACTACCGCCATTCCTTGTATTTGAATTTAATATTTTTTGTAAATTGTCATCAAACTTTACTTTGTATTCTTTATATATGGTTTCACTATTATCAGTTTCTGGTATTTCTTTAACTTTTTTAATATGAGTTTCATATTCCTTTATTATACCGGTAACTTCTTCTATTTTGTTACTTACCTTATCTATCTCTTTGTTTATATCCTCTATTTCTTTCATAATTCTACTTTTTGCCTCATCCTCTCCATCTTTCTTTATTGCTATATTTATTCTTAATTCATTGTTTTTTGGTATCTTCTCTCTTTCATATTTTCCCTTTTCTTCTTTTTTATCATCTTTGAATTTTTTATATCTATTTAATTCTTCATTTTTTAATTTTATATATGCTTGTATCATTGTAAATTTATTTATTTTTTCTGCTGTTTCTAAATATTGTGTTTCTAATTCTTCCAAATTTGATTTTAAATCAATGACTTTATCCAGTGGTCTATCCATCGATTCATATTTTTTTATATCTTTTTTTGATATGTTATCAGTGTTTCCATTAAAAAACTCAACTACTAATATATTTTCTTTTTCTTTTACTATTTCAGATAATTTTATTTTTAATTCCTTATTTAATGTTTCAAAATTCATTTTTATATCAGCATTATCCTTAGTGTTTTTTATTGTTTTTAAAAAATTTTTATTCAACTTATATCCTTTTTCCCACTTAGTAATAATATCTTTTTTGTATTTCTTAATAACTTCTAATTCAGTCTCCTTTTTTCTTAATGCTTCTTGTATTTTTATTTTTTGAGGTTCTAATAATTTTGCATTATATTTATCACTTGGATCATCGCTCAATGTTTTTATTTGTTGATTTATATTTGCTTGTTTAAGTTTCAAATCTTCAATATCTTTATTCAATCCATTTGTTTGAATAAATGGCTCAGTATATTTATCATTAATGCTTTCTTCTTTTACTTTTTTATATTCGATTAAAAAACCTTCAGCATTATTTTCTTTTGTCTTTAAAAGTGCTTCAACAATATCTTCGACGTTATCTATATTTGGAAATATCGCTTGTATTTTAATTATCGTAGTTTGTTTATCATCATTATTATTTTTAATACTAGTTAAAATTTCATTTAAATCTGTTTTTTTCTCATTATACTGAAGGAAATTCGTTTCCAAAATATCTTTTTCTTTTTTCCATAAAGGTGGTATTTTATCATATTCAATTTGCTTTTTTTCAAATTCGGCCATTTTTCGTTGCAAAGGAGTCCATTTTTTTTCCTGTTCGATTCTCTCACGTTCTGTTGTCGGCGGTTTCGTATATTTATTACGCTCTTCCCATTCTTTTTGTAATTTACCGAATTTTCTATTCTTAGTCGCATCTGATGTATTCAAAATTGATTCAGTAGAAACGCGCTGAATTTCTTTATAACCAAAATTTGTTCCTATAATATCAAGTGCATCTTTTGCTATATTTGCCTTTTTTGCTTTACAGCTCATCCGTGTAAAATCACCAGCATTAGGATTATTTGCAGCATCCAATAATTGTAACTGAATTGTTATAACATAATCCATTGGAATTGTAATACCTCCGATATTTTTTGATAAAACTTCATTTTTTCCCTCGGCCACATACTCGGGTAAGTATTTACTTTCACCAATAATATATTCATTTCCTAAAATATAAAAACGGCTCTTTGGTTTAAATAATAGTTGTTTAATCAATCCAATATTGTTAGTAATTATTTCTTTATCCGTTATCGGTTCATCTTTTTTTATTGTTATTAAATCTGGAACAAAATCGGACATCATATCTTCGCCAATAGATAAAACATTGTTTTTTGATTGGGATTTATCAATAATTAATGTATTATCTTCTTCTCTTTCAGGACTAGTAACATATTTGACTAACTTTACATATTTATTTAAATTCATAAATATATTTGGAAAATCTTGGCCTACACCAGCACGTTGTAAATCTTTCATAGTAATTTTTATAAATGATGGAAAAAATATTACATTATTATTACTTAAATCTATCAAATCGGACATATTCGGATGAAATGGTATCAAGTCATATTCTTTTGTTTCCAAATCACCAATTGTTTTAATATTTATCTTCAATGTTGTTGTTTTTATATTTATTGGTTCAGATATCGATTTATCAGAATCAGTTTTATCGCTTTTAACTTGACGATATTTATCAGGTTCCATATTAATATTATATTAAGCATATAAAAGATTATATGTCATTTTAGAATTAAACACTACTACCGGAAATAGCATTCATATTAGTTAAATAATTGCTAAATTTACCTTGTAAATTGCGGTCACGATTTTTCTCCGCTTTTTTTAATAATATAATAGCCATTTCTTCTTCTTCTGGAGAAACAAATCCATCATTATTCGTATCTATTAATGCCGAAATTTTTTTAAACTTATCTGGTATAATACAATATTTACTTTTATCATTTAGAGCATATTCAGATAATACTTTAAACGCTGCAGTTAGTAGTATAGCGTAAATAACATCACGAGTACCCATAAATACTATAACAAATATAAGAATTTCTCTTGCCATTCCATTCTTCAATATTTCTTCTTGTGCTTTCGAAAAATTAAAATTAACATATTTTGAACCAACATTTAATAATAACATGGAAATACCAATTAATAATTTACTTTCATTAATGTGGTTTAAATACGTTTTATATATACTTCTAACAACTTGAGGTGTTTCAGCATTTTTTTCATTATTAATTTTCATTCTTTATTAAAATATACAAATATTAAAATATATATTTTATTTTATCTAGTCAAAGATTATTTGAAAAATAAATCCATAAAAGGAATATTGAATGATTTATCCATTAAATTTAATCCCTGATTTTGTAAACTAATTACAATATCTAACATTTTTCCTGGTAATTTTATAACCAGCATAGCCATATTAACAATAATATCAATTAATTGATTAAACATATCAAATATCATAAATGGTAATTCCATAATTAAATTTATTATTGTTTCTACTACCTGAAATATTTTTTCAAACGCTGAAATTACTCTTGTTGCAACATCAGCGACAAAATTAATTATTTTTTTAAACATTTTTTCTAAAAAATCAGGTAAATTTCCAAGAATATTAAATCCGCTTTTAAATATTTTCATCATTTTTTTAAAAATTTTCATAAAAATACGCTTTGCAAGTTGAAACATTTTATTGATAAATGATTTTATTGGCTTAAGCAAATCATTGATATTTTCAGTAAATATTGAAATACGTGTCACTATTTTTGCCAAAAATTGGTAAGGCATTTTAATAAATATATATGCGAGCTGTTCAGCTATGTTATAAGTTATCTTTGTAGCTTTAATTAAATTACCATCTGGTTTTTCTTTATCTTCAACTTTCTTAGGCTTTGCTGCAATAAAGCCTTTTCCTTCGTGCTCAAAACCTTCATTTAATTGGTTTTTAAAAAAAACATTATTTATTAAAATACAACCAAGAATTAATAGCACTGGATACAATATATAGTCTAAATACAACATATATTATAACTATATTATAACTATTTTTTTACAACAACAAACTTTTATTACATAAATGGTGTAATAATAGAGGAATCGCGTGGTCTCAATTCACTTTCTATGTTGAGTTTATCTTTACTATTTCTTTTTACTAATAACTCGTCATCATTTTCAAATCCTTCATATATAACTTCATTATTAAACTCATAGTTGAACTCGGACAAAAATATGTAAAACATTACCATAATTATGCCTGCTACCAAATTATGCATTGTTACCATAATTGTTAATATTAATAATAATAATTTCCCTTTTAAAGAATTACTAAATTTAACCAAAATATCCGGCATAGTATAAATTAAAAATGATATTAAAAAAAACAATACAATATTTTCAGGAGGAACATACATTTATAATAGAATAATATTTTTATAAATGAAATAAGGGATAAATGAAATAAGGGATAAATGAAATAAGGGATAAATGAAATAAGGGATAAATGAAATAAGGGATAAATGAAATAAGGGATAAATACGTTATATCAACTATATTATAAATTATTTCTTAGTTATGTTTTTAATAAAATAAAAATATCTTATTTTCATATAGATAATGACATCTTTAGGATTTTTACATTATTCTGAAATTAATGATAATTCAACTATAAATAGTAATATAGATTCTGATAAAAAGAACAAGCAAAAACATAATGCTACTATTAAAAAACGCTATAATCGCACTGGGAATGAGAGTGAAAATGTTCAGAATATGTTAAAATTGATTAATAACTCAAATGGATATGAAAATGACGGAGATGATAGTGGTTTAGTTGATTTTAAACCTCCGCCGCACGCAGAAGTATCATCAAAAGAACCATTATCTTCACTTAAAAAAAATATTAATCACGCCGAAATTAATCACGGCGAAATTAACGATTTAATTGATAATTATGAAACCCCGTTAAAGGTAAGTAATTCATATATAGAAAATCGCGAAGAAAGCGAACAATATAAAGCAGTAAATGATACTGGACCTCGTAAATATCCGGCACCATTGGATAGTTATGAAGGATACGCTGCTTTACCCAAAACATATGCAAATGATTACTATAAAAATTTTGTGCCGTTTTTTAATCAAACAGAACAATTGGTAAAATCAGGAATTACTACAAATAAGGATCAGCTCCTAGATAAATTGAATTATATGATTCACTTGTTAGAAGAACAAAAAGATGAAAAAACCGGACATGTTATGGAAGAAGTTATTTTATATTCATTTTTAGGCGTTTTTATAATATTTATAGTCGATTCTTTTGCTCGTGCTGGAAAATATACGCGTTAATTTATATTTTATAGTTGCTTGTATTTATTTAGTAATATTTTTCAGTATATTAATAATGTTTTTCTATTTTTTACAGAATAACAAGCATAATTATATATAAAAAAAGCAGTTGGACTCCTAAAATTACACGAGACAGCTGGATTCATATTTAAATAATGTATAACTTCATTACTATCTGCTGTGTCTTCAATGAGTAATATTTCGTATTTATCTATTCCCGTATTTAATTTGGAAATACATGTGGTAAATCCTGTAATCAAAATATCAGAAGTTGCACAATTAGATATAATATTTATACATTCTATTGCTTTTTTATTTGAATAATACAATTCTAATAAACGAAATGTATAAGTGGCTATTAATTTTCCATTAAAAATAATACCATATATTTTTAATTTATTTAACTTTATCAAATTCATTAAACTTGATACATCTGGCAAAATAACACACTCAAATTTATAAACCTTAGTATGTTCCTTTATAAATTCAATTAATATATTTAATTGTTGAACCCCTATTTCAATTAAATTCATGGAAGGATTAAGTAAATAGTCAGAATGCAAATATGTTATATCAAATGAATATGTCTCGTAATAAACTAGAGGAACAATAGCATTCAATTGTCCTTCCCGTTTAAACAAATATGTATTTACTTTTTTATTTGTGCGTGAAACATTATAATAAAAAGTTTGTATCATTTGTGGAGGAATATCTTTTTTACGATACTCTGGTTTTATACATAAATTATCTACATAATAAGAAGGAAATGATATTATCTTCTTTTCATTACAAAATAAACGAACATTTAATACACGAGATGATGTTATGCCAATTATTTCTTGCTGGGAACATTTTAATGGCAATCCGTTTTCAAACATTATTTTTGGTTCCTGATATATATTAAAAAAAGAAGGTTCATTCGAACAATGTAAATAAGCGAGAATATCTTCTTCAGATGGATTATACGTTGCGTCGGCATGAATAAGATAATAATCTTTAATAAAATTACATATTTTTATTAATTCTATACTATTTGTATTTATTGTACTAGAATCACTATTAATTGTTATTAATTTATTATTGATTAAATTTACAAATTTATTAGATTCTGGCGGTTCACTATTTATAATTCCAGGTGGGTTTATCCAATACTTTAAATTATATATATGAAATACTGGTTGCGTATGCCAAAAATGCATATTTATCCGAATATACGCATTACATATTAAATATATTACAATAATTGTTAAGAAAATATAAAATATATAATGTGAATTAATATTAATCATTACTTATAACTAATAAGTAATGATATTTATAAGTAATGATATTTATAAGTAATGATATTTATAAGTAATGATATTTATAACTTCAAGTTGGTTTCTGTAAAATGTATATATATTGATAATCATATTGACATTCAACAAGATTTATTTTAGATACAATAATAAATCCAACGCTTTTCGCAATATTCAATACTTCTTGCTGACTTGACATATACAACTGATGCTCGTTTTTTTTAACATCTCCATTTTTCATATTTTTAAAAGTTTCTACCATTAAAACGTTTGGTTCATCCAAACTTTTTACTTCTTGCTTCATATCAAAATTAGACTTATATTCATAATTATCAAATTTAATTGTTGTAGTTGTAATACGCTTGTCAGCATATTTTTGTGGAGAAACGATAGTAAATGGATTACCCGCAGGAATAATCGGGTCAAACTTATCTCTATTTACCAGATGAATAGCCAAATATCCGCCCGGACTTAACCATGTCATACAATTTTCAAAAAACTTATGTTTCTCTTTCATATAATAAATTGTAAAATAAAAACATGTTATATGAGTAAATGTATTTGTATTAAACACTGATCCATTAAGAGCATCTGCCAATTGAAAGTTTAATTCTGGATATGTTTCTTTTGCCTTCTTAATCATGCTAGGAGATATATCAATTCCAGTGGCATCAAATCCATGTGCCTTTAAACTACTTACGTGATGACCTGTTCCAGAACCGATATCTAATACATTACTATTTCCTTGAGTTAATTTTGTATTTTTTATTAAATTTTTTATTTCATAGTCATTTTTATGTTTAAAAAATACTAAATCATCATATAGAGATACATAAAAATCGTCATATATATTAGGCACTTCTGTATTCATTACAAACCCATTTGTTTTTTTTTCAAAACCTTCAACTTGAGTTCTTCCATAATTTGTCATTAGAATAATACAAATTAAAAAGGCCAAAAAATATAAAATTTTGTGTAATAATGTTGTTCTTGAAAATACATTAAATGTTTTTTTAAATTTTCTTATTGAGTTTGTAATAGGCATTTGTATATATGTATTATATATATAAAAGTTAATATAATGAATGAAACTGATATTAATGATAAAAGAAGTATATCTGAGTTTAAAGGAATCACTTTTTCTAAATTTCAAAAATCCAAGGTGAAATCTGAACTTATCAAATGTTTAATAGCACCCAAGCTAGAGCATGCGTGTTATTGGACGGCCGAATTAATATGTTCGGGACATTATGCGGATTTATGGGAAATTATAATTCTTTTTATTGGCAGGTATATTCATTTAGGTAACCCTAAATTACCTATATATATATCAATGCGAATTAATAATTTTAAAGATATTATATCAAATGGATATATTGGAAATGAACTAGCGATGCGTAATAATATGAGAGTCCGCAAACTTTTTTCAGAAATTATTAGCGTTATTTGCCATTCTAAAAAAAAACATAGTCTTGAAGCAATAAAAATAGAGAAAAAAGATGAGTTTAATATCACTCATATGGCGTCACGCCTGAAGGCTCCAAAAATTAGTTATGTTCAAGATATTTTTAAACCAGATGACCCTAAAGAATTATTTATTGCAATGAATGAATTCGCATATCATATATCTAAAGAGTCAAAAAATAATGTCACCGCGTGTTATTGGTTAGAATGGATATTAGAATATGAAATATTATGTAAACAGCAAAAAGAAATTTGTTTAGGAGAGACACGTCAATTTGCACCAATACAAGATAAATTCAAAAATGATATTATATGGATTTTATGGGATATTATTTTACATGAATGTAAAATGAAAAACAACCCATTAATTAATAAAATTATAAATTCTTTACTTGAAATGTTTAGTATTAGATACAATAGTAGTGCGAAAAGAAGACGTAAGTTTCTTATTTATTTTGCTATATCAATGATAACAGAACCACTCGATTTATCCATTGATATTATTCATGATAAAAAAGAGTTGGACATTATTATAAATAAAGTATCTATTGTTTATAAGGAAGTTAAAAAAAACGAAGAACCACTTGAGATGGATTATCTCTACAATGGAGTTGAACGCACGAACTCGGATAAAACATTTGAGAGATTGCAAAAAATGAACTCAATTACGACAACTCCCAAAATATAATTATAATACAATAATTTAGTATGACATCAACGATTATACCATCAACGATTATACCATCAAGGATATTTATTATTCCGTATCGCAACCGAGAAAATGACAAAGAGAGATTTTTAATAAATATTAATCTACTACTAGAAGATAGTAAAATATCCGAACCATATGAAATTTATTTCGCTCATCAATATGATGGACGTCCGTTTAATCGGGGCGCTATGAAAAACATCGGCTTCTTGGCAATGAAAACAAAATATCCTAATAATTACAAAGATATTACCTTTATTTTTCATGATGTAGATACTTGGCCAAAAGAAAAAGGAATGATAAATTACAATACATCTCTCGGTATCGTAAAACATTTTTATGGATTTGTTTTTGCACTTGGCGGAATTTTTGCAATTAAAGGAGCTGACTTTGAAAAAAGTAAAGGATTTCCTAATTTTTGGGGATGGGGTATCGAAGATAATATGATTAATGATAGATGTATCGAAGTAGGTCTTACAATTGATCGTAGTCAGTTTTATCATGTTTCTGACGGAAGAATCGAACGTTCTTTTGATGGATTTAAAAGAATCATTTCTAAACGTGATAGTCTCCTTTATAAACAAAAATGTTGCGATGACATTATTGCTCTTAAAAATATAAAATGGAAAATTCAAGGTGAATTTATCCATATTACACAATTTGATTGTGGTATGGATCCAAATGAACAAATATATGAACCAATTGATATTCGTAATACAACAAAAATCAGAGTTCCTAATCCATCCAGTTTTAGACGTAATTGGAATATGTTTAATAGGTAATTTTTTATAATCTATAATTATATATCATTCAAATGTCGTATTTAAAAAATAATATTACTGGTAGTTCCATTAAATCTCCATTCAATTTGAATAATTTAACGGGTTCTTCTCCTCGCTCATCTGAAGGAATATATAATAATGTATCTGATAAAGCAGCATCTGTATTTTCTCCGAAATCTTCTTCAAAATCAAGATTATTCAATGTTCCATCAGAATCTACACCCTTTTTAACATCCGCCGCAAAATCAGCAATTGGATTAACGCCCGAAATACAATCTAATAATAGTTCATTTTTCCGTTATCTTGGAGTATTTGTTATATTAGGAGTTCTTGTATTGAATGTCTTTTTATTTATGATAAAACCAGTTGAGCATAGTATATCCCAAATGTATGATCCAATTATTAATATTTTTTATAAAAAACCCGATACTACACCTATACAGAAAAAAAAGATAGGAACGAATAATACCGCAGCAGTGACTAAATTAAGTAAAGCATTGGAATCAAAAAAACCGATCAATAATATTGATGAAGAAAAACATGGCAAGGAATATCAATCAATTGATTTACTAAATAAGCCAATACAAAAACCATATAAAAAAGTAGCAGCCATACCTCTACCAGATAATAGTACAAGTCGACTACAATTAACTAAGCCAACTTCTAAATCAGGTCATTGTTATATTGGCGAAGACCGAGGATTTCGAAGTTGTATTGAAGTTGGAGAAGGCGATATTTGCATGTCAGGCGATATTTTCCCGACACATGCCATATGCGTTAATCCTAACTTGAGAGAATAATAACATTTCTATTCGAGATAAATAATTGTTTGGAACAATGTTATTTATAAAATTGAAATGTATATATAATACAATTCGGTATTACATTATTACAAGATGACAGATCAAAAACTTAAACTCGTTATTGAAACCGAGTTATCTATGGAAGATATTAACACAAGAATAAAAAAAGAAGTTTGTTATGAAACTTTGGAAGAATTAACCGATGTAAAATTAATGTCTCAATATAAAGAGTGTAATTCTGTTAAAAATGAAATAAAAAAACTCAGCGATATATTGGGAAAATATACGGACGAAGAAACAAAACAAAAAATAATACAAGAATATTTATTGCAATTAATACCAGCAGGAACAAAAGGAGTTATAAGAGGAAATAAGTTTAATAATATAGTAATGAAATTTATCACAAATTTATCATTAGACACAGAGAGATTTGAAATTTTGTTTGAAAAAAAGTGCGAACGTCATTTCACGACTGAAATACCAGATTGGTATATTTTGGAAAAATCAACTAATAAAATTATTATTGGTATGAACCAATTAGATTTATGGGGCGGAGGACAACAACTTAACAGAGGTTCGAAATACATAGAGAATAATAAACATAATAACGAAAATAGCAAGCTATTATGTGTTGTGTGTAATGAAATACAATTTAAAAGCAAAAAAAATAAAGCATACAAATTATTTGAAACTGGTTTTGAAAATAATACATTGTGTTATTTGAATAATCTACAAAATATTATTACTTCATACTTTATTTAACAACCTAATAATGGATTAAACTCTTTGATTAGTTCTTGTTTGCTTATTGAACGTGGTCCTACAGTATTATTATGATTAAATTGAATTACTTTTAATAAATCGATATTATCAGTTGTAGATTTTTTATTTGTAAATTTTATAAAATAATGTGATTGAATACTTTTATTGTCTATATTTACATCTATATTTCCAGCATTAACACCAACACGGCGGAATGAAATATCTGGATTGTTTGTTTTTTCAACAAATATAAAATTTAATGGTTCTTCTTTTTTAATTAATGTTCTTTCTACGTTTTTTTTTTTCCATATTTGAAAAATAGTTTCCACATTATGTTCTACACCATCTACTAAAAATGATTTGTCAGGTAAATCGATTTCGAATATAAGATGAAAATTTAATGGAAATGTTTTTTTTAGACTATCTTTTTTGAAACTTTTAGGTAATATAAATGAAACACTATCACCAAATTCACAAGACTTTTTTATAAATTTGATAGCTAATGAAGATTGACGTCCAAATGGAGGATTACCTATTATATGTATTTTACTAAAAGTTTCCTTAATAATACCATAGTCGTATAGTAAATAATCCTGTTTTATTATTTCATCATTATCAGGTTCTAAATCATAGAATTTAAAATTACTTGTTATTAATTTAATACCTGTAATAAAAGAACCATTCCCAGCACTCGGTTCTATAATCAAATCAACGGAGTTTATTTGTATATATTTTTCAACGAGATTTAAACATAACTCAACGACACTATCCTTTGTATAATATTTATCAATAGTATTACGATTTAAACCTTTTGTTTGTTTAGTTTCCATATTAGGTAATCTTTGTCGTTTGGTTAAAGTGATAACATTTAAATCAATTTTATCGGTATTATTTTCGCACATATTTTCCGTTTGTTGTCTTAGTTATAATCTGATTTTTAGGTAAAAGTTTTATAACATTTGTCGCATCTAGAATTAACCATTTTAGACAAAAGTAAATAAATTATATATATATATATATGACAGAAATAGCTATAAGTAAATTAGAAACAGGTGTAGATTATCTTATTGTAATTACTGGTATTCAGGGTGATAATCCAGATTATAAAGGTATTTCCATAGGAAAATTTTTAGGAAAAACTATTTTTAGTAATGATGATGTCTCTGATGATGATCCTGATGATGATGGAAAATCTCAAGAATTATTTGTAATAAATAATTATTTCCCTGGCAAGAAACCTAAATCATTTATCATGGAACACAATGCAGTATTATTAAAGTTTGAAAGACCTGATACTTTTAAAGTACGGGGACCTAATATAACAATAGATAATGTTACTAATTTTACGAATGCTCGTAAATGGCGTCCGTGGAGAAGTCAACAGCTAGAAATACCGGAAAAGATTGCAGAACAATATATGAAGTTCTATATATTATTAAGCAGTAAAAAAAAATTAATTAAACAAATAGTTGAAGGTAAATTAAATCTTGATCCAGATACTACATATGGAATTTCTGAGCAAATTGTAAGTCATACTATGAGGGGGGGGATTGTTAAAAAAACAATGAAGCATCGAAAAAAAATGAAGCATCAAAAAACAATGAGGCGCAGTAAAAAAATGAGGCGCAGTAAAAAAATGAAACGCAGTAAAAAATAAATTTTATTGTTGATGAACCCATCAGTGAAGTTAAATACCATATGAAATACAATTTTAAACCCACCACATTCTATGTAGACATATCATGTGATACTATTTATGAAGAGATATTTTATAATTTATTATTTTTAAATGATATAAACATTCATTCATTTGATACTATAATTATGAAGGTATTTATGATGATGCATAACCCTAATGGATATAATACAATTACACCAGTATTTGAAAATATAGCAGAACTAATTTCTAGTTATATAGAGACAATCCCACATAAAAAACAAATATACACACAATTTAATTTTTCAATTGATATCTATAATTCTTCAAAAGATGGACTGATAGGTAACTATGATGATTTTTTTATTTATACAGATTTGAATACAAATAAAACAAATATAATATCTTCAAATGAGGAAAAAATTAAAAACTTTTGTGCATATATTAATCGTTTGACAAATTAATACGATTCATAATTACACATCCGTGGCACTCTTCAAGAACCATCTTGTAGATAAATAATTATTTGTGTCCTTTTTACTATCCATTGTTCCAGCAATGAAAGATTTACTTGGACCTTTTCTAACAATACTTTGAATTTGTCTAGTGCCAAGCGCCTCTTCAAAATAACGTAATTCAGAGGTGTTTCCAGAAAATCCTCCATTCATAGATAAATAAACATCGCCATAATTTTGTTTTGGAACACCTTGTAGCATATGGCGTTTTACCAAAGTTCCATTAATATATACATCTAATTGCTGCTGATTGCTGACACGAATAATAACATTTACCCATTTATGTAATGGTAAATCTTTCACCTGAATATTTTCCATAATTTCATTAAAAGAATTCATTACAATCATTAAACCAGCTACATTACCAGTTCCGTCATTTCCATTTTCGCCTGCACCATCAATTCTAGGCATGATATATAACCCAGGACCATTATTTGGATAATTTACACCTTCAATACTACCTCCATTTCCTTTACCTATGTTATCATTACCTTTATGAAATACGTGTTTATACTCATGTTCTTTATATGCGAAATCATCTATGTAAATCCATACAGACCAGGTAAATTCTAACCCTTCGCGTTCATTATTAGAACGGAGAATTGGAATTGCTCCTTTTTCTGAAGGATTTTGAGGTATAATCATCATCTGCCGAGAGTTAATCATACCATTTATTAAAATAGGGTTGCGGTCTTGTGAAAATATCCGTGATAAAATAAATGAACCTAAACTTAATAACATCATAAATAAAATTAAAATTAAAATTAAAAAAGCGAACTTTGCGACAATACTATTTGATTGTAAAAATACTTTACTACCTTGAACATATTGATTAGATGAAAATTGTTGTAATTGAACTTTATATTCTCCAAGTTTATTCATTATCTTATATATATTATATAAAATATATTATATAATATATATTATCTATTATAATCACTATATTATCACGTTGTAATTTCATTACATCATTGAGTATTTAAATTTCAAAACTACCTCGCACTTCATTATCCTTGACCATCGAAAATCGTAGTCTATACTTACTTAACGCGTTTCCTAAAATACTTCCACCAAATCCATCTTTGTATATATTATATGCTTCCTGTGGATTAGATGCATAAGACCAATATTTAAATGACGAAGTCCAACCACTAAACCCGCCATCATGAGTAACATTAATATCCATATTATTATCAACACGCGGAACACCCGGAATAACACAAGTTCGCACTAATTTACCATCAACATATACATCCAATGTTCTACCATATAGACTAGTAATCACATTTACCCATTTCTGAATAGGAATATTATCAATTGCGCAAGTATGAATACTTGTATTTGTATTTACCGAATCACGTTCAGCTGCCAAACGAGCTTGTCGCTCTGCTTCAGTTTCTGAAGTTTTAACGCCTTTATTACACGAATCGCAAGCGCATGTATAACCACTTTCACATGCAAGACAAGCCGCTTTGGTTGCTTCCCTATCTATACCGGCATTTGGGTCAACGCCAGCGGCAGCGGCACCAGCGACGTTCTTCTCACTATCATAATACTTAATTTTTACTTTTATTGTGTTTGGTTTTGTGTCTAAAACAACACTCGGACAATTTGTTCGTTCTAATACCTTCTTTTCAGACCCAAACATATAATTCCAATCATCAATAAAAAGCCACATTGAATAAGTAAAATTACTAGAATTATTTGAATTCTTTAAATCATCCGCTTTAATCGTCTGTGGGAGTTTAGCCTTCGCCATTTCAGTCAATTTATTTGTTTTAGAAAAAGCATTTACTATTAAATATACAATAACTAATAAAACAAAGACAAGTATGACATATTGTTTAACATCCATTTTATATATATTATATAATATAAATTAACTATACTATATCTAAATATACTGAATCATATTATTGTACCCCTACCATATTTTTTGCGGAATTCATAAATTTATTATTAGGGTTTTCGTTTTTTTCAATATTTAAATTTACATCATCCTTAATGCTCCATACATATGGTATATCTTTTCCTCGTAAAACTTTATAGTTCAATATAATATTTTTTTTAGTAAGAATATTTTCATAATAAGTAACATTACATATACCGCCGTATAACCCATTCACCGCTCCCGTAGTTACACTATCAAACGACATATATGGAACGACGCTTGATGTAGAGGCAACTAATGCTCCATTTAAAAAAACATCAATATAACCATCATCATAATTTATGACAATATTATTCCACTTTTGATACATAACCTTTTTGGTTTCATATACTTGTATCAGTTCATTCTTTTTATTTATATCATTAGATGCATTTTCAGCCATGACACGTAAACTATTTAATTTTCCATTATATTCCAACGCAATCTGTTCTCCGTATTTTAATATATTTGTATATTTCCCATATGAACCATTCGTATTTGGCGGTTGGGGGTTTAAATTAAACCACCCAGAAAGAGCATATTTATATCTATATTGTTGTAATTCTGTATCTGTATATTGAGGATGAACCTCAAAATCTATTTTCAACCAAGTAGGGTTTTTTATTTTTTTGTATATCCATGCTAAATATTTATTCTTTGGTTCATTTGGGTCAGTATATTTCGATTCTGGTGCATTATCCAAACTATTTCTATCTTTTATCTCCAAATCTCTCTTAATCTTTTCATTTTTTCTTCTACTATGTATTTCATCAATTGATGCCAATTCTCTTATATCTATATCCTTGCGTTTATATAAATCATTATAATTTCCTATATGATGCTCTTGATTGAGATTTACTGGTTCATTTAATAATTTCAATCCATCATAATTTATTGCTTTATCAAATAAAAAAGGAACAAAAAACCACATTCCTATAATAACTACTTCAATCCCGATCAATATCCACACTGGTTTCGTTGTTAAATTAAATTCATATTTAGCATAATCCAGTAAATCTACTAACAAACATGGCAAGTACATAATAATTTTCAAAATTAATGATGACAATTTTTTTCCGGGAGCATTTTTTCTTTTATTTATTTGTTTTTTAAACAAAATATAAACAATACCAAGAACACCAATGAAAATAAATACAGACATTGATAAACGTATCGTATTAAGAAGCGCCGTATGCATTAATAGCCATATTATTCCTCTTACACCCATCATAAATATAATAAAAAATGCTATTGTGATAAAAAATTTAAAAATAATATTCATTTCATTCATTCCTACCATATCAATATCCTCGGGTATGTTTATTTTTTCTCTAATAAAAATAAATAATATAACATATGTAAATGATATTGTTAATACTAATAATTTTGTAAATGCAGGAAATGACGTATTAATATTGAATGGATTGAAATAATAAATTAGAACTATAAATAATATATATTGTATCATTTCTAATTTTGCCAAACGAGATGGGTCTACATATATTTTACGAGTTATACGATCAATAAAACTTAAATCTATTTCTTTTCTTGAAATTTTATCCCACGTGTCACTTAAACTGGAAACATTATTAGCTAAATTTTCTGTAGTATTCGAACCATCCATAATAGTTCTTGTATAATATTAGAATAGTTTTTATTATACAATATATAAATTATAAATTTTCAAATGCAGTTTTTTTGCCGTGACAATCTCGGCATAATGCAACTAAATTATCTACATTGTTAGAACCTCCATTATCAAGTCTTATTTTATGGTCAACCTCAAACCAAGCTGGTAATTGCTTTTTGCAACCTCCACATTTCCATCCTTGCTCCGCTGCCACATATTTTTTTTTTGTTTCACTTACTGAACGCTTAACATTTAGTGTGGTGCTCGGTATTCTTCCAGAATTTAGTATTCTATTTTCTTGAGAAGTATTATCATGTCCAAATACATTTTTCGACATATTTAATAAAGGAGTTAACATATCACTCGCTTCTTTGTCAATTGGCATATATTTTAAAATACCATTAGCATGTGTTAATAAATTTTTTGATTCTGATGGGTTTTTTTTACTATATAAATAAAGTGAAAGTCCAACAAACCCTATACCTGCCATTTGATAATATTTTTTCCAAGATTTTAATATTTTTACGTATTTACCATCATTGTATGTATTTATAATAAAAAATATAGTAATTATTACAACTAGTAGTTCTATTTTCATTTATATAATAAATATATTTAATTATATTTATTATAATGATTTTGAAAGGAAGTAAACCAACATTTATATGAAAACATCTCTTTCATTAGCTCTAAAATTATGATGATATATCCTCGTATTGATTATTGATTTGGATCGTATGTATTTTTTCCTCTTTTTCCGCAATTAGATTTAATGATTCTAATTCTTTTATTAACTCGCTAACATCAATTGGTTTTACTGAAAATTCCGGACTATAACAATATTTTAGAAGTATTCTACATATGCTGTTTATCAGGTTTTTGTCAATTACATATTTAATACTATTATCAATACCATATATTACACCATGTTGTATAATTTTTGTATAACACATTAAAAATCCCCAAATATCCGCATTTTTTGTAAAAACCTCGTAAAAATATTTCGTCTCATTAAAAACGCCATTTTCATCTACATACATTGACAATACAGATTGAATATATTCTATTATTGTATTTACTTCAAGGACGTCGTAATTAATCTCTCCAGATTCACGATTCATTTCTATCGCGTATATCTTATAAATATCATGTAATATTCTAAGAACACTCTTATAATGTCCTTTACTCTTATTTAATGTTGTATTTAACATTTTTATTGCTATTATTTTCATTAATTCATTGTGCCCTGCTTTTTTATTATATGATACCGATGATGATTTTTGCCTATTGAACTCATGCGGTAGTAATTTTTTTACATAATTATTAAAAAATATACCGGAAAATGGCATATTAAAATGTATAGAACGATTTTTGATTTCCGGAGGTATCGTAATTCCATCATTCTCTCCAGCCAAACCCCAATCAATTAAACGTGCTAATTCGCCATCATGTGTTATTAAAATATTATTTCCTTTTATATCAAAATGGTTCAATTTATATTTATTTATAGGAACTATTCCATTTTTTAATAAACTTATAAGAGCTGTATTTAATCTGATAAAAGGTTTATATTTATTGTTGCCATTTAATAATCTCATTATATAATTGTCAATCGTCATACCTCCGTCTGGTAAATTTAAAATTTTTAGTCTATTTAGATTATTATTTACATTCGACGCATTTATTCCATTATCAGTAAATAAATCGCATGTTTTGTCGAAAGATTCTAAATCAGTTTTATTTAATGCACTCGGAGAACACGTATACGTATCTGATACCAAAAAATATTTACTATTATTAGGAATAGTATCAATTATTTTTTTTACCTTATTCATTTCATCTATTTCTTTTCCTATATCTTCTTCGTACATAAGTTTTGATACATGACTGGGATTATAATTATTAGAATTATCCGAACATTTGAGAGATGGACGAAATACACATCCATATGACCCAGCATCTATTGCCTTCCCTCCATACTTGTATGTTCTTTTTTTTATTCCTTTTTTTTTTTTTGATTTATACGTTTTTTTATTACGCATATGTATAATAGATGTATATATTATTTTTTATATAAATAAATTGTCAAAAAGGTCATTGATAACATTATTCCAATAAATACATACTTCTCTCTACGTTTCCTTTCTTCTTTTACTTTTATTGCTTTTGGTTTATAATGTTCATAATAAGCGACCATTGAATCTTCCATAGTAAATTCTGGTTTCCCGAGCGACACATTTATTTTATTGTGAATAAAGTGAACCCATTTTACGAAAGAAGGTTGTGAATCTAAATAAGGCGTAACTGGATATTTATCTAACAATTCACTAAATTTATTCCCAATTGTTGATATTGGTAAAAATAATGGTATATTCTGTATAAAATCATAGTATTTTTTTCTTATTGTTTCATTTGGATTTAATGGATATGATAAAGCAATTGTATGTAATACAAACCAGTAAAATGAGCCCCATACTTCAGGATCTAACGCCATTATAATAAATGATATAAAAAGATTTACAATATAACATATAATGATGAATAATAATAATTATTGCAATAATTGCGGAACAAAGGGTCATATTTTTTACCAATGTAAACATCCAATTACTAGTGTTGGTATTATTGTTTTTAAAATAAATACAGAAGGAAAACGTGAATATGTTTTGATAAGGCGAAAAGATAGTATTGGCTATGTTGAATTTATGAGAGGGAAGTATAATATTTATAATAAAATGTATATTTCTAATATTATCTCTGAAATGACGAATGATGAAAAACAACGTATATTAACTTGCGATTTTGATACATTATGGAAACAATTGTGGGGGAATGATATTAATAATCAATATAGAGGTGAAGAAAAAATTTCAAAAGATAAGTTTGAAACATTGAAAACCGGAATTAATGTGAATGATAAAGATTTTTCATTAGAAACATTAATAGCTGAGTGTAAATCTAATTGGAATGAAACCGAATGGGGATTTCCAAAAGGACGTCATAACAATCAAGAAAAAGATTTATTATGTGCTTTACGTGAGTTTGAAGAAGAAACTGGTTATTCTAGGCTATCCATTACAATAATCCAGAATTTAATGCCATTTGAAGAAATATTTACAGGTTCTAATTATAAATCATACAAACATAAATATTTTGTTGCAATAATGGAAAATTTTACAAATAAACCAACGTCATACCAAGATACTGAAGTTAGTAAAATCGAATGGAAAACATTTGATGATACCATAAATTTAATTAGACCTTATAATTTAGAAAAAAAAGAAGTTTTAACACGAGTAGATCTATTATTGGAAAAACATAAATTATATAACATTAATTAATGTAAATAATATTTATGTATATATTAATTATATACGTATATATTAATATAATGGAACAAAATACACAGAAAAAAACTAAAAAAAAACCATGTCCACGAGGAACACGATATAATAAAAGAACAGAACAATGCGAACCTTTTGATAAACAAAATACGATTGTAACCCCGATTGAACCAAAAAGATCATCTATCGATAAAAATGGAGTTAAAAAAACAAGAAAAAAGCCATGCCCTAGAGGAACACGCTATAACAAAAAAACAGAACAATGCGAACCTTTTGATAAAGAAAAAAATAGCTCTGCTCTTCCTAAATCGGATAATGCTACCGAGAATGCTGAGAAGAATGCTACGGAGAATGCTACGGAGAATGCTACCGAGAATGCTGCTAAGGAGAATGCTGCTAAGGAGAATGCTGCTAAGGAGAATGCTGCTAAGGAGAATGCTACCGAGTATGCAGATATACCTAAACCAATTAATGAACCCATTTCTAATGAAAATAAAAGAAAAAATGAGATGGAATTAGAAGAACGGAGAGAATTATTAGAAAATCAAACAGATTATGATTTCTTATATCCAAATTTAAATGATCCTCAATTTAATATTAAAATATCTGAACGCAAAGAGTTTAATGATAATAAATATGATGGTGAAATATACACGGATATTGAAGCACACGCGGAAAAAATGTGTAACTCTGATTTCGAATTATCTCCGCATCAACTTTTTGTTAGAAATTTTCTTTCGTTTCAAACACCATATAATAGCTTACTATTATATCATGGTCTCGGCAGTGGAAAAACTTGTTCTGCTATAAGCGTTGCCGAAGAAATGAGAGATTATATGATTCAAATGGGGATTACTACTCAAATAATGATTATAGCTTCACCCAACGTTCAAATGAATTTCAGAGTTCAACTTTTCGATGAAAGAAAATTAAAATTAATTAATGGATTCTGGAACATTCGAGCTTGTATTGGCAATAAATTTCTAAAAGAAATTAACCCAATGAATATGAAAGGACTAACAAAGGAAAATGTAATAAAACAAATAAATCGTATTATTGATACATATTATTATTTTTCAGGATATCTTGAATTCGCTAATTATATTACTCGTAAAAGTACTATAACAGACCCATCAATAACGGATCCAAAAAGAATAAAACAAATTATAAAACATAATTTAACAAAGGTATTTAATAATCGTCTAATTATTATAGACGAAATCCATAATATCAGAGTTGCGGATGATACCAAGAACAAACATACAGCAGACAATTTACTTTTGTTAGTAAAAAATGTATCTACTTTAAGATTATTGTTATTATCAGCTACTCCAATGTTTAATAGTTATAAAGAAATAATCTGGCTTATAAATTTGATGAACATAAATGATAGACGTGCAACAATTGAAGTAAAAGACGTTTTCAATAAAGACGGAACATTTAAAAATGCTGAGACAGGAAAAGAAAGCGGAAAAGAATTATTAGAACGTAAAGCAACTGGATATATATCGTTTGTTAGAGGAGAAAATCCTTATACATTTCCATATCGTATATGGCCAAGCAATTTTTCTCCAGAACATACTTTTATTAATAAACCTTATCCTATATTGCAATTAAACGGAGTATCTGAATTATTACCTGTAAATGCAATAAAATATCTTTCGCTTTATTTAATCGACATTGGCGAATATCAACAAAAGGGGTATAATTACATTATTGAACGCATAAAATCTGGAAATATTGGAAACAATCAAATGCCTAATCTGGAAAATATTGAAACATTTGGTTACACAATGCTTCAACAACCACTTGAAGCACTAAATATTATTTTTCCAGATGAGAGATTAGAAAATGAATCTCCTACTTTTAATTCGGCCGATTTAGTTGGTATAAATGGACTGAAGCGTATTATGAGTTACAATGAAGAACAAACTACACACATTCGTAGCAAGTTTGATTATATACCAAGCGCTAAACAAAAATATGGACGTTTATTTTCACCGAGTGAAATCGGCAAGTATAGTAGTAAAATAAAAACAATTTGCGAACGTATCACAAATTCAATTGGAGTTATTCTGGTTTATTCACAATACATTGACGCTGGATTAGTACCTTTAGCACTGGCTTTAGAAGAATTAGGATATTCAAGAGCAGGAAGTGTAAATTCATTATTCCAAACTCCTCCTGCTAATAAAAAAAATGGATTTAACTACGTTATGATAACCGGCGACAAAGGATTTTCACCCGACCCCGATAAGGATATTAAAATGGCTACTAATGATGACAATATTCATGGAAAACAGGTAAAGGTAATTTTAATCTCTCAAACAGGCACAGAAGGATTGGATTTAAAATTCATAAGACAAGTTCATATTCTTGAACCTTGGTATAATATGAATAGGATTGAACAAGTTATTGGTAGAACGATTAGAACGTGCAGTCATAAAGCATTACCATTTAATGAAAGAAATGTTGAAATATACTTGTATGGTTCGCTAATGAAAGATAGAATGACAGAAGAAACCGCGGATTTATATGTATATCGTTTGGCCGAGATTAAGGCAATTCTTATTGGTAATGTTAGCCGTGCATTAAAAGAAATCTCGATCGATTGTATATTAAATCATGGACAAATTAATTTCAGTGAAGAATTTATGGAAAAAAATAATGTCAAACCCGTAAATCTTAAATTATCTAGCGGAATTACATTAGAAAATTATAAAATTGGCGATAAACCATATTCATCTATATGCGATTATATGGAATCATGTTCGTTCCAATGCCGCCCTACAAAAGAAATAACAACCAACGATGTCCGCATGGATACCTATAGTCAAGATTTTATAATGATAAACAACGACAAAATTATATACAAAATTAAACAATTGATGAGGGAGAGATTTTTCTACAGGAAATCTGAACTAGTTACATTGTTAAATACATTAAAACCATACCCGATAATACAAATTAACGCTGCATTACACCAATTTATTGAAGAAAATGAATTTATTATAGACAAATATGGACGCACTGGAAAATTAATTAATATCGATGATTTATATTTATTTCAACCGATTGAATTGAAAGATACCAAAATTGGTATTTATGATAGAACAACCCCATTGGAATTAAAACATGATAATTTTGTCATCAAATTACCAAATGATATAAAAATGAGTGAAGCAATTACAAATGCAAATAAAGAGATTAAGAGTGATGATATAAAAAATAAGGACGAAGATGAGAGTAAAGAACAATCAAATGATACTATAAAGATGATTATTAAAAACATTAATTCAAAATATAAAATTGGTACCACAAAACAAGAATTACTAAAGGGAGAAAAAAATTGGTATATGCATTGTAAATTAGCGATTGATTTTATGATTAAACACGAGTTCACTGAACCTTTATTAAAATCTTTATTAGTAGAGCATATCATTGATGAATTATCTAGTAATCATATAATTACTATTTTAAATGAATTGTATGAAAATACAAATTATGATGAAATGGAACCAATTCCATATGTAAAAGCATATATCAAAAAACAAATATTGAATGGAGATAAAAACATTAAAGGGTTTTTATGGAAAGATAAGAAAACCCAAGTTATTATTGTAAAACATTCTAGGGAAAAATGGCACATTGCCGAAGCAGAAGATATTAAAGATTTGGCACAAGTATTAATTAATAATAAAAAAAATATTATATCAAATTTAAATGACTTAATTGGATTTATTAATAATTTTAAAAATGAAGATTATGTGGTTTTCAAACTGAAAAATATTACGAATCAACGTGATTCCGGCGCGCGGTGTGACCAAATTTCTTTAAAAGGAAAATCAATTGAAACGTTAAATGTGATTATTGGTAGTAATAAATTTGATAATAAAAGCCTGAATGTTCCACAAAGAGAGATTTGCATTATCCAAGAATTTTATTTACGTAGTTTTGATAAAGATAGAAAAAATCAAAAACGTTGGTTTTTATCACCACCCGAATCGATCTTGACCGATATTGAAAAATTTTCATCTTCCATTAAGATAAAAAAAATATATAAAAAATAAAAATATATAAAAAATAAAAATATATAAAAAATAAAAATATATAAAAAATAAAAATATATAAAAAATAAAAATATATAAAAAATAAAATTGAATAACAATTTAAAAATAATATCATTAATTAATATTAAGATGTCATTATTCACGAATACAAAAATTAAATCGAATGTTGTTAATTCATCAAATGAACCACTTTACAATTTAATTTTAATTAATAAGACTATACACGTATCTATTAATAATGTTGGAAGTAATATAAAAGAAACATTAGAAAAAGTTATCGCTTCACAAATAGAAGGAAAATGTATCGTAGAAGGATACATTAAACCGAACTCCATCGAAGTTATTACATTTTCAAGTGGGTTAGTTAATAGTTCTAATATTATTTTTGAAGTTATATTTCAATGTTATGTATGTTCGCCCGTAGAAGGTATGTATATTAATTGTATTGCAAAACATATTAATAAAGCAGGTATTCGTGCCGAAGTAAAAGAAATACCTTCACCTGTTGTTATATTTATTGCCCGAGATCATAATTATTCATCTCCATTATTTTCACAGGTTAAAGAAAATGATAATATTACTATTAGAGTCATTGGACAACGATTTGAATTAAATGATACATATATTTCCATTATTGCCGAAATTGTCGATTCTTCGTTATCTATTAAACAACCTAACGCAAATCTTGAAAAATCTCAGGTTCAGCCAATTACTACTAAAAAAAAATTAACGATTAAAGTACGAAAACCGCTTTCTATAAGTGAAAATGTAGTTTAACCCTGATTTTATTTATTTTTAAATTAATATAAATACAAGAACTATTATAATATAATGTCATTAAATTATTTAAAAGAACGTATCGAAACTATGCAAAAATATCATCAAATCGAAATTTTGAGAATATTAAAAAAGTATTCTTCCGTGAAAATGAATGAGAATAATAATGGAACTTTTATTAATCTTACCGAATTACCAGAAAATGTAATTGGTGAATTGGAAAAATATACAAAATATGTTGACGTACAACAAATTCAATTAAAAAATGTTGAAAGTGAAAAAAATAAGATTGAACAACATTTTTTTACTACATAACTACCAGTTAAAAGATAATAAAGATTTACTCATTATATATTATATAATAATGAGTAATTTTGAAACAAATCCCATTGTATTGATCCCTTTGTTAAATAAATACATGTTTTCTAGTGAAAATATGAAAAATGGTTATCATAATACAACTATTATGCCGATTATTAAGAAAGAAATTCCTGTAAAAATATATAATTCTTTTATTCCTTTTCAAAAAGATAAATTGTTTTGGTGTTTTTTTATTATATTAAAAGGTTTCGATGAATATGAAATGAATCACTCAAATTTTTTTACAATAGAAAAACAAATTAAAATAGAAGCAGTGGAAAAACTTAAAACTATAAAAGATAAACTTAAGGTTTTAAAATTAAAACGCACTCAGCTTGAAGATGAACTGGTTAATAAACCGACAATTACAATTAAAGGATTATACGCTCTTTGCTTAATTCATGATATATCTATTACATATATTTATCAGCGTAAATATTGTGAATTATTTTCATCCGATACTGGAAAAAAGGGCATTATTATACAAAACGATAAAAAAGAAAATATGTTAAGATGGTCTTCAAATGAAAATATTGATGGTTCTAACATAATAGATGATTATATTAAAAAAATAAAAGATGAATACTGGTTGATTATGAATATACAAAAACCATTAAATGCACCATCATCATACTCATTAAAAGATTTACATATAATTTGTGGAAAATTACAAATTGAAGTAAATAAAATTATAAACGATAAGACCAAATCTAAAACAAAAAAGGAATTATACGAAGATATATTAGAACACTTATAATAATATTTATATACTCAAATAATTTATATACTCAAATAATTTATACACTCAAATAATTTATATACTCAAATAATTTATATATTATTTTTAAAATTGAATAAGATGATATAAATATTATCACTTATATTTATATAATAAACCATGGCATATACAAATAAACCTCCTATAACCAATGCTGATAAATCTAGTTACAAATCCGCAAAAAATGATATAACACGTAAGGACGACACTCGTAAGACCGACACTCGTAAGGACGACACTCGTAAGACCGAGACCGAGACACGTAAGGACGAGACTCGTAAGACCGAGACACGTAATGCCGACTCAACTACAGAAATAAATAAATTACTAAAAGAATATCTTACAAATATTACAAAAGATAACGTAGATGAAGAAATGGAATTAGAAGTAAAATTTGGAACTATTAGTAGTAAAAAATTAACAAGGATTAATTACAATAATATTATTAAAAAACTATTATCACTTGGTTTTACAATTGAAAATAATATTTATTTACTTCGCATTCAAACTGAATATTATAACGCAAGAACGCGGGTTACTAATCAATCCAATATTAGAACTGAAATAAATGGATTACAAAATATACGAAAATATTGTCAAACAAATCGTCTTGATACAATAGAAACAGGGGTATCTTATATAGAAAAAAAACGATTCAGTAATACAGACAACCCTCATTCTGTTGACATTAATGATTTTAATTTTCGTATTTCACTAAGCAAAGAAAAACGTATTAAACCAAATGACCAAAACATTCGTACTATTCTCGATACATGGGCTGACCAAAAGAAAAAATTTAGATATTTAAATCGGATAAAACTAAAACATTCAATATTTCCGGTTGTTATCGACTTGAGTATTGTGAAACAACATTATACCTCCGAATATAATATTCATGATTCTGGCGTGTTTAAATCATTTGAAAAATATGAGGCTGAAATAGAAGTTATAAATAGTTTAGTTGGTATTGGAACACCATACAATGAACCAGATATATTAAATACCCGTGTATTAAAGCCAGTTATCAAATATATTCTTTCCGGTATTCAAGAATCAAATTATCCTATCAGTTTTATTGAACAACAATTTGTTAAACAAGAATATATGAAATTATTATGGGACAAAGAATACGATGAAAAAATTGAAGTTACATCATCAAATTTTGTCGGTCCTTCATCATTTACACTACAATTAGAAAATATAAAACCTATGAATTCTGACGTATTTACGCCAAATATTCGTGAAAATTTTTCAGTTACTGATAAAGCAGATGGAGAACGCAAATTACTATTTATTTCATTAATTGGTAAAATATACTTGATTAATACGAATATGGATATTCAATTTACAGGAACATTATCAAAAAATAAGGAATTATGGAATACCTTATTAGACGGAGAACACATTCTGTATGATAAGAAAAAAAAATTCATTAATTTATACGCAGCATTTGATATATATTATGTCGCTGGAGAAGATATTCGGTCTAAAGCTTTCATATCCGCTTCAGTTGATGATTTACAAACAAACTTTCGTTTGTCAATACTTGAAAATATAATGAAAAAAATAAATGCTATTTCTATAATTGGCGAATCTTCTCCAGTTCCTCTAAGAATTACAAATAAACGTTTCTATAATACAACAACTAGTCAAACAATTTTTCAAGGTTGCACTTTTATTTTAACAAAAATTCACGATGGGTTATTTGAATATGAAACCGACGGATTAATTTTTACACCCATGAATTTCGGCGTTGGGTCTAATAAAGTCGGTGAATATGTCATACCCAAAAAAAAAACGTGGGATTATTCGTTTAAATGGAAACCATCCAATTATAATACAATTGATTTCTTGGTATCAGTTAAAAAAAATGATAACGGAGAAGAGTTTATTGGAAATTTATTTGAAGCTGGCACTGATACTACTTCTACAACCCAAATTCCTGAATATAAAACATTAACACTTCGAGTAGGGTTCGACGAATATATGCACGGATATATAAATCCTTACCAAGACGCGATCGAAGATAACATACCAGCTTATCTAAATTATCAAGAAACCAAAAAAAATAAAGATAAAAGCTATATACCAAAACAATTTTTCCCAACTGAACCAAGCGATAAAAACGCCGGTATATGTAATTTATTGCTCACAGGTAATATAAATGATAAACAAATGTTCACTGAAGAAAATGAAATTATTCAAGATAATATGATTGTTGAGTTTCGATACGATATTACACGAGAAAGTCAATGGCGATGGATTCCTTTGCGAGTTCGTTATGATAAAACCGCGCAATTATTAAATGGAGAAAAAATGTACGGAAATGCATACCACGTCGCTAATAGTAACTGGCACTCTATTCATAAACCAATTACGCAAATGATGATTATGACTGGGGAAAATATTCCAATAGAACTAAACGATGATGATGTTTACTACAATAAAGTCAATGGAATAAGTAAAACAGGAGCTCTTCGTGATTTTCATAATTTATATGTTAAAACTGCACTCATTAAAAGTATTTCTAAACCAGGTGATACATTAATTGATTTAGCCGTTGGAAAAGGCGGAGATTTTCCAAAATGGATTGATACCAAGTTGAAATTCGTGTTTGGTATTGACATTTCACGCGATAATATTCAAAATCGCCTCAATGGTGCTTATGCAAGATATCTTAATTATCGTAAAAAAAACAAGGTTATGCCTTCGGCATTATTTGTAAATGGAAATTCCAGTGTTAACATACGTAACACAACAGGCATTCTAGTAGATAAGGATAAGCAGATTACAAGAGCTGTATTTGGACAAGGGCCCAAAGATGCAAAATTATTAGGTCAAGGCGTTTATAATCAATATGGTGTAGCTTCCGAAGGATTTGATATTTGCTCGATTCAATTTGCCATTCATTATATGTTTGAAAACCAAGAAACATTACATAATTTCTTACGAAATGTTTCTGAAGTAACCAAAGAAGGCGGCTATTTTATTGGAACTAGTTATGATGGAAACAAAATATTTAATCTTATTAAAGGCATACCAGAAAACGATAGTAAAGTAATTATGGATACTGGAGAGGAAAAAAAAAAAATATGGGAATTAACTAAACGTTATGGAAATAACGAGTTTAATGATGATGATTCATGTGTTGGATATGCAATTGATGTTTATCAAGACTCAATAAATAAAACTATACGAGAATATTTAGTTAATTACACTTATTTGACTCGTATATTGGAAAATTATGGGTTTGTCTTAATTAGCGCTGAAGAGTTGAAAACATTAAATTCAAAAATAACTACAGGAACTGGTTTATTCAGCACTTTATTCACTCAAATGAATGATGAGATCAAGAACAAGGTAAATATTCGCGCTTTTTCATACGACAAAGCACCATTAATGAGTGACGAAGAACGTACTATTTCATTCTTAAATCGATATTTTATTTATAAAAAGGTGCGTAAAGTTAGTAATACAGAAAAGGTATCACTGGATTTACAAGATAAGCCAAATGTTTCTATAAGTGAAGTGACTAACATTAAACCAAAAAGCACCATTAAACGTAAGTTAAAAGTTTCTACGAAAAAACCAGCAGAAAGTGCAAAACCAGCAGAAAGCGCAAAACCATCAGAAAGTGCAAAACCAGCAGAAAGTGCAAAACCAGCAGAAAGCGCAAAACCAGCAGAAAGCGCAAAACCAGCAGAAAGTGAAAAAACAGCAAAACCAAAAGTTTTAAAACTTGGCCGAACTATTAAAATTAAAAAAAAAATAGATGAGACTAACCCATTGTAATCAATCCCCTTTATGCTTCATATAAAAATAGACAAGGGTCTAAATTACTAATTATAATAACTACATAAACATATCATAACATTATATTTAATACGAATGAGTTTTTTTTTACTACCTAATATTCAATATAATGAAAATTTATATAAATATATACAAACTGAAAATTTATTCAAAAAATATAATTCTTGTATTCAAATAAAAAATAATCAGGTAAATGATACGTTTATGATAAATAAAACATTATACAAATATTTAAGTATAATAAAAGAGCAAATTGATAATCGTACCAATCAGTGGGATAAATATAAAAAATATACAAATCCATATGAATATATTCATTCTATTATACCAAACACTAAACAATCAATTTCTACACTAAAACCAATCTCGCGATCCTTTTTTAAAATGATCGAAATTTGTCATACATTATCATTAATTGATTTACTTCCTTTGACATCATGTAAAAGTTTTCATTTGGCCGAAGGACCTGGCGGTTTTATTGAAGCACTTACTTTTATGAGAAAAAACACAAAAGATACTTATTATGGTATGACTTTAATTGACGACATCAATCACAATGTTCCTGGATGGAATAAAAGTAAACATTTTTTATTAAATAATCCAAATGTAATTATTGAAAAAGGAATTCAAGGCACTGGAGATTTAACCAAAGCAGAAAATCTCAAATATTGTTATGATACATACAACGGACAAATGGATATTATTACTGGAGATGGGGGATTTGATTTTACACTACAATATCCAAACCAAGAACAAATTAGCACAAGGCTAATAATGTGTCAAATCGCATTCGCCATTGCTATGCAAAAACCAAAGGGAACTTTTATTTTAAAAATGTATGATACATTTACACGTTTTTCCCTTGATTTATTATACCTATTATCTAATTTATACGAACAAGTATATTTTATTAAACCTAATACGAGTCGTATCGCAAATTCCGAAAAATACATTGTATGCAAGGGATTTCGTAATATAAATACATTTGATATTGTTATAAAATTTTATAAAATTTTATTAACCAACGATTCTATTATTGGGACATTATTTAATTTTGACTTACCTTATTTTTTTACAAATAAAGTTGAGGAATATAATTCTATATTAGGACAACAACAAATCGATTCCATTGTATCAACTATTTATTTAATTGATAATGTAAATAAATATGATAAAATAGAACATATGAAAAAAAAAAATATACAAAAATGTATTAACTGGTGTCAAATCCACAACATTCCATGTAATATTATTTTACAAAATAATAATATTTTTCTTAATAGCGTAAATAGAAAATTTATATAATTTTTCGAAAATACATAAAGATATATATGTATTTTTATTTAAATGGATAAATATCTAAATATTTTTAATTTAATAAAAGGTGAAAGAAAAAAGGAAAGATTTGATATTATTTTAGAACCATTACAAGCAATTACTCAACTCGCTTTTATTTCTTTTTGTCCAAAGGGCAGTAAATTAACCATATCTAATAATTTACTTTCTATACAGGAGCCAAATTGGTTTCAAGGATTGTTGCGTTCTTATAATAACGATGTAAAAGAAGATTTATTTTTCCTGTTTAATGCGATTATTCGGTTTAATAAATTTTATATTTTTATGAAAAATGAAACAAATGAAACAAATGAAACAAATGAATCAAATGAGTTTTGTGATTTATTTGACCTATTAATACAACTAAGTAAACGCGGAGTTGATAAATTGATGCAAACCTATTCTACGACCGACCAGCCATCCTTACTACATACATTACAATTATATCGCGTATTACTGGATAACCCTAATATTTTGTCCCAAAATGAAGAACACGTCCTTAATAAACGTCATTGCGATAGTAATGTTAGCGGCATTGGCGTTAGTAATAATAATGTTGATGATATTTTTATTAATATACGTACAATTTATTCAACGCATGAATTTATTATTCTGTATCAAACATTAATTCTATTAGAAAAAAATCCTCAACACTATGATATTTATTTACAGGGAATCAATACAATGTTTTCTATAAATTATAATAAAATTCAAAAATGGGTAAGCGATAATATTGTTTTTTAGGTTTATTCATATCAACTCTCTCGCTTGTATAAATGTAATACATTATTTTCTCCAATCGAAAATAATTGATGTTTTCTACAAACTTACAAAAAATTGAAAATAAAAAATACTTTTATACAATACGATAACAACCAACCATTTACAATCATCATGAGTTCATCTATGATTAGCACGTCCAACTCTATTCACATCGCAAATGAGATGTATGAACGAGAAAACAATTTCCGAGAAAAAAAACAAGTTATAATTCCTCCTATGCGATACGATTTGGCACAAGGAACCAGCGAGTCAGTTATTCAACATTTAAATAGTTTAAGCATTTCACTTACATGCCCCTCGGCTAAAAAAGTTGAGATTTTCAAGCAAGTCCTCCTTAATCGAGGAAAAAAACACCTCACCACCATTGGATACATTCCAGCTCCACCAAATTCAAATATCACCCGTCAAGTGATCGGCAAGGATGGATATTTCTTTAAGATGACTACCGCACTATGTAACGTGGACTTCATATGGCATGACGTTCCGAATAAAGTGTTTCTCTTCTGGGGATCTTCTACCTTCAATGTCATCAAGGCACTCAACTCAATTCGATGGCGCATCCACAAAAATTACTTGCACGAACAAGAGTTAATCTCGAAAGGTATCCATTATGATGTAGAATATATTTCTGACGATGATCTCAACGAAGGAGATGAAGACGACCGCGCGGATGCCTAGTTACACATATGCTTTAATAAATTATAAAAAAAACCAAAGATGAAAATCTTTTTTATTTTTAGATTTTTATTTTTTATTTTTTATTCTAATATACAAATACTATAATCGGTAGTCGATTGTAACGGACAATGATTTTTTGAACCATTTTTTCTATTAAAAACAACCTTTTGTGGTTTATATTTATTAACATAAGAAGGACTTGGCTCAGTTTGATAACGTCCGTTATTAATATTTACCGCGCCTGAAGCAGAATTGTATGCTGCCCCATGATTGTTTAATGTATTATATTTTAGACGAGAAATACGCGAACCAGACGATACACCGCCGTCTTGGGCATATTGTATATTGCTCGGTTTATAAATTGTTTTATTACATTTATTTTGGTATTGATCCATAGCGCAATTTTTTGCTTCATATACTTGCGATCCTATAGGAGAATCAGTAGGATTTATAGGAATTCCTGTATTTGAAAAATATTTTATTGAACTTATTCTTTTAGTGCTTACATTTTGTGGATAAGTATAACAACGAGATTGTAAGTAAGCCGCCGATGTATCTTTATATTCACCCTCAGATACATTTGTTTTACATTTTCGGCAGAGTGAGATATCATTTATAACATTCGTATTTATTGACGCCGCGCCATCACATGTATTACACTGAACCGCCGTCGAAACAACCTTACTACTACTACCCGGTCGATCCATCGGCATTCCAATCGCCGTATTTCTATTTTTACCTAAAGTTGATTGATATTGCTTACGCCATTGTGCTAATGGACGTGCCATAAACCTTGTTCCACTCATTGATGACGGAAATGTATATAATGGTAAAATTTCTTGATAATTATTCATTTATATAATATATATTATTTCAGTATATATTATATATTAACAAGTCCCATTATAGTTTTTGATATTCTTTATTATAAAGAAAACACCGAGTTATACCAATTTCCGTTTAGATTTTGAATTACATTTTTATTATTTTCTCTATAAAACATTATCCATATGTCGCAATTACCGCTACCGCAAATTATATATTTACATTTTGACATTATAATTGTTATAGCTAAGTATTTTTGTGAAAATTCATAATTTTGAGAGCTCATTACTTTATCAACTGTATCATTACATTTTTTCATATGTCTTATTTCATCATTAAAATAAAAAGAGTTATTTGGAAACTTATTTGTAATTAATTCTATAAATTCGGTTTCATCACTTTGAACTAAAAAAACTATTTTTGGATTTTTTTCTAGTATTTGATAAGCATAGATTAAATACTCATCATAACTACATTTTTGTGTTTCAGTCATTTTATCATTTCCTCTATAAAATAATACACAAATATTTTCATAGATTAAATTATATTTTTCTTCTATAGTATTAATAATTTCGTTAATTTTCACTGATGGAGAAAAATATTTTTTAATTAAAAGAGTTATACCTCTATAATCTAAACCAGAATAATCAGCATGTTGGTAACTCCAATGATAATTTATAGGATGTATTATATTAATATCTGTTACATTATTATAATTCTCAAAATAATCAAATGTAATATCTTTATTTCGATTTTCATCATTTTTATACCAACTAAATTGTTCAGAACTATCTATAAGAGGAAATTTTCTTTCCGAATTAATAAAATCTACAATATCACTTAGTTTTACAGAACAACAAGAGAAAAACCCAGAATTATGTGTCAATTTAATCATATTATATTATAAATAATATCTTTTAAATTATTAAATTTATTAACTTATTAAATTTATTAACTTATTAAATTTATTAACTTATTAAATTTATTAACTTATTAAATTGTATTATTTCCAGATATTCTTATTGAAATACATACTGATACTTTGATTTTAAAAAATACGGCGTAGACGATGCACCCATATATTTAGAAGCAGTTGTCCCGAATATTTCTTTATACGATGCCGCATTTTTATTTATGGTGTTTAATTTTAAACGTACAATCCTTGAACTACTATCAACTGCTCCTTGTTGCGAAAATGGTCTATTATTTGGTTTATATATGGTTTGGCATATGTTACCATTATAACAATTTTCGGTATGTCTTACTTGAGGACCATTTGATGCATCCGTCGGATGAAGAAGATTATTTGATTCATCCAAATATATTATAGTAGAAACCGGCAAGGCTGTTAATTTTTGTTTATATAAATTATTACGAGCACGTAAATATGCTCTACTATCTTTATAGTATGTTTTGCTTATAATCGTAGAAGCGGATTTAATGCGATTTTTTTCAGGATTACATCCATTCATTAGGCAATCATTTTTAATAAAATGTGTATCATTCACTTTTACAATATTTTCTTTTATTCCTGTCCCATTATCTTCATTATTTAATAAGCAATTTGTATTTGTGATTACATTCCCTAAATAAATAGAACCACCCGGCGTATCCATTGGCATTCCAATCCCAGCTCTGCGATTTATTCCTCCGCTATTATCATTAGGTATTAATTTTTTACGCCAATGATTTATTGGTTGAGCCTTAAATGCCGGACCAGCTGCATTTAAATCAGGCCTAGAATTTGAAGGAACTACGCTATTTGTTGATAATCCTTTCCATGATATATAAGGGGATATCGGTAATAAGGCCATCTTTTATTATATAGAGAGATATTTTAGAAATTAACTTTGTTTATAATATAATGATACTTGTGAAAACTCTTATTTTTTTATTTCTTATACTTATTATTTCACATATTCATAAAAAATGGCATGATAGAAATAATCAAAGAGAAGGATTTAATCACAAAATATCAAATAAAAAACAATCCGACAAACTAACAAAAACATCAGAAAACCAATCTGCTATTGTTAATAAAATAAAGGAATTTAAACTCGACGGAGATATGAATGATTTACAGGATAAATTACAAGAATTACTTACATTAAGCGATGCTAGCACAAAAATAAACAATGAAATAACGCAACAAAAATAAAATTTAGAAAATATACATATAATATAAATGACAACTCAATTTGGAACCGCAAGCAAAGAAGGAGGTGCAGAAACATTACAGGCTACGATATTAGGGCCTGATTATGATTATAGTTCAAAGATTAAAGCTCCTGACCAAATGGGTATGAGCGGAGATGGAACTTTTGGAGCATTAGCAAATGATATTTCTGGACTAATGGGATATGTTGATTTATTAGTTTCAGGAAAATGTAAATTAGGAACATGTGCGAGTAACCCTCCTCGTCCTTTAGGGTCAAAATTTTTTGTAGAAACTCCAGTACAATGTACGGACAAAGCTACCGAGAAAAGTGTCAAGCGGTCTATTTATGTAAATAATGTTCCCGATGGTTCGATCCCTTTTATATCAGATGGCGCAGGTTTACGATTTGACTCATTTACTGGATTATTACCTGGAGTAATGAGTAATATATCCCAAATAAATCCGATGAAAATATTAACTGCATTCACATCAGGACCTAGTTCAACATGCCAAGCAATAACCATGCCAACGATTGATTCTAATGATAAAGAAGGGGTTGCAACTGCATATGTCACTAATAAGGATATTAGTCCTATGAACCCATTATGGTTTTCTGTTCCTGGTAATGCGAAGCCATCGAGAGAACAATTAAAAGAATTGAATGATGATAAAGAAAGTTTTACTGGAATAAAAAGCAAAAGTTCTTTAATTCAACCAACAACATTGAATGGGTCAAAAGTCGATTATAGCAAATTGCCCGATAATTTACTAATACAATTTTATATTAGTTCCTTGGGATTATTGGGGTTATATATGTTTTTAAAAATAATATTTAAAACCAGAAAAATACAACGATGAATAGTTAAAATAATAATTGTCTGTTATAATTATTATTTGCTTACATACGTCTTGCCGTTCTTTTCTTGCTTTTCCTGCTTTTTTTACCTTTCTTGCTTTTCCTGCTTTTTTTACCTTTATTGCTTTTTTTGCTTTTTTTGCTTTTTTTACCTTTCTTACGCAATCTTCTCGTTTTTCTTCTGCCACCAACCATGATGTCTTCATTGTCGAGCCCTTTTAGTTCTTGTTTATCTTTTTCTTTTTGTTCATTTACCTGTTTATTTAATTCATTTTTAGATGCTGCCTTTTCTCCTACTTTACCTGCAATATTCTTAATACTCCCTAATATTTTTCCATTTAAATTAGCTCTTGTTTCAGTGATATCATCTACAAATTTGTTTTTAAAACTTTCCCCTTTTATATTTATTTTATTCATAAGACCCACAAGTCCCTTTTCACCTTCACTCTTCTCCGGGACACATCCATCCGGACATTTTTTTTCTATTTTATTATTCATAGCTAAATTATTATTATCCATAGCTAAATTATTATTCACATCTATATTATTATCCATATTATTGTTTTCCATTTATATTAACATTATATTTAAATTGCGCCCTTTTTTCTTGGAGCAATAGAACCACTTCCACGACAACGCGCTAAAGCTGTTTTTATCGTTGTTTGGTCTGGTCCGCTAAAAGAAAAGGTTTCCGTATTAATTCGATTTGTGCTTCCCTTTCCAGTTGCTTCAATTGTTTTCATATTAATATGCTGCGAACTAGTACGCGACGCCGAAGTTCCATACCATTTTTTTTTAGGCATCAATTCATTACCCCCTACACTATCTACATTTTTGTTTACATTTTTATTATAAGCCATACGTGACATTGAAAAAAAATTGCCTTGACTCATAGTAGCAGGCTTAAACGGCATACCCATTGTAACATTTGATTGATTGTTTGGAATATTTTGTTTATGAGGTATAGAACTCGCCCCATTTGTTTCTGAAGAGATACTCATTTATATATTATCTTTATTATAATATTGTATTTATACGTTTAACTTCTCACTCTGCTCAATGCTTGGCTAACAGTAGAACCATTCGCTCCGCCAAAACTAGAATCATTGTATGTTTTATTGTTCGCCGATAACTTTCTATATTTTATATAATCAGAACTATCAGAAACATATTTTTGATTTCCACTATAAAATGCTGATCCTTCGGCAATTCCTCCCCCATTAGCATGTAACCGAGATACCATACTATTTCCTCCTACTTGGTTAATGGGACGTCCTAATAGAGGGGAAGGCGCCGAATTAAACGTTCCAGCAGTATCCCCTAGATTGAAATAACGTCTAAAAGGTGTTATAACTTGTGGATTATTTGGAAAATGTGTATTCCCTGCCATACGTACTAAAGTTGACCGAATATAACTACGTTGCCCGCCACCTTCCATGCCAGAACCACCAGCACGTCCGCCACTAGCCCCGCTTCCTAATAATCCTCCTTTGGGTTGTCCTCCCGGAATTCCACCGCCTAACATACTTGGAAAAGTATCATTAATAAACCCAGACATCTTATATACATTATAAATAAAATAATTAGTTTATGTTATTTATATAAATCCACGTTTATCTTTCAATGTTTTAGATTAAAAAAAACTTTAGATTTTGGAAAAATATCAGATAGCATCTTTTTTTTATTATGATCGGTTAAGTCATAATTCGAGGAGCAATATTCATTGAAATTAATTCTTGAAACATTAATTTACACGCATAAGGTAATTCTACATAATCAAAATCAGACCGATTATCACATGTTTTACAATAATGGATATGCATTTTATCATTATAAGCGGCAATTAAACCACATCGTTTACACACATGAACCTTAAACGCATCTGATACATCATATAATCTCTCTTTTGTAAAACGTGACGCTCCGTGAGAGCACATACAATCACGTTCCATTTCACCAAATCGCAGTCCCCCGTCTTTAGAACGCCCTTCTGCTGGCTGACGCGTTAAATTTACCATTGGACCAATACTTCGGCTATGATGTTTATCCGAAACCATGTGCTTCAATCTCTGATAAAACACTGGACCAACAAATATTGATGTTTCTATTTGTTCTCCGGTTAATCCATTGTATAAAAGTTCATTGCCATTTGATTCATATCCTACCTTTTGTAATTCTTTACAAATATCCTTTATATCAAACTTACCAAAACTAGTTCCATCTCCAAATAACCCTAATTCTAACAATGTTTTACCCAACACAGTTTCCTTCAATTGTGCTATAGTCATGCGCGATGGAATCGCATGAGGATTTATAATAATATCTGGCTTCACTCCGCTTGGCAAAAACGGCATATCACATTCTGGTATAATATTTCCAATAGTACCTTTTTGCCCGTGACGACTACTAAATTTATCACCAATTATTGGTTTTCGAATTGTACGCAACCTAACTTTACAAAAATTATATCCGTCTCCATTACGTTCTATATAATTTTTATCGATATAAGTTTCTTCGGTCGTACGATAAATCCTACTTTGGTCTTCATACTTAATCTTTTTTGTATGATCATTGCGTGCTTCTTTTATCGGCAATACTTTAGAAATAATAATATCTCGATTCTCTACCAAACTATTCTCTGGTATAACACCTGATTCATTTACATTATCATAATTTCCGAATTTCATGCCTTTCGTTTTTGATGCGTCAGGCTTACACCTGATTTCTTCATCTCCATGTATTTTCTTATCTTCGTCCTTTTCTGTATGATAAATTGTTGCTTGAAATAATCCGCGGTCTATTGACCCTTTATTAAATAAAATACTATCTTCTTGATTATACCCAGTATGCGTCATAATTGCTACAATCACTTGACACCCAGATGGAATCTTATTCAATTCAATCATATTCATCACCCTTGTTTCTACCAACGGACGCATTGGATATGTTAGCACATACGCCGTCTTGTCCATTCGATTGTCATAATTAGTTACATACATACCCATCGCTTGTTTCCCCATAGCACATTGATATGTATTACGAGGAGATTGATTATGTTCTGGAAATGGAATACACGATGCCAAAATTCCAAAAATAGTACTTGGATGAATTTCGCAATGAGTATACTTATATATGAATTGCTCATTTTTTGTTAGATGGATCGGTTCCATAGCTATCATACTCATATTCTGTTCTGCTGCATCAATATATTCTATTACACTTTCATTAATAAGACAATCCGTAAATAAATCTTCCCATGCCAATTCTTTTTTTTGTAGTTTTACAATAATATCTTTTGTAATAATTAATTTATTATCTTTTACACGAAGCAATGGACGAACTAATCTGCCAGAATCATTACATACTCGGATTTCTCTACGACGTATATCAAATATAATTGAGGTATAAATATTAATAATACCTTTGTATTTTTTTAACTTCAATGACGCATACAGCTCAACTGGATTATTCACAATTCCTAACCAAGAACCATTTATAAATACCTTTACTTTATTATACATTTCAGTTTCACTTAATTTATCGATTTGTACAACAAATGGTTCAACAAAATCATAAAGGGAATTACTATTACAAGGAATCGTGATTCTAGCCATATAGCTTAGATTTTTTACGACACCTACACTTCCGCCTTCAGGCGTTTCTGCCGGACACAAAAACCCCCACGACGTACTATGCAATTTACGCGGCGGGATTAATTTCCCATTTTTATCAATTGGCGTATTTACACGCCTCAAATGGCTTAAACTTGAAATATAAGTTAGACGATTCAATACTTGAGCTACGCCAACCTTATTGCTATTTACTTGCTTTACACCAAAATCACCCGTCGCAAGAGCCCGTTTAATGCCGTTTTCTATTGTCGTTGGTTTCACTATCTTATAAATATTCGTCATGTTTATAATTGACTCATAATCATTTGTTGAACGCCACGACCCATTATTTATTTCACGTATAGTTTGCTTTTGTAAATCTTTTACCATCTTGTTGAAATAATTACGAAACAGATTATTCAAAAGTGTTCCAGTTAAATCTACGCGCTTATTTACAAATGAATCGCGATCACTTAGTGGTTCCAATCCTAAACTACATTTCAATAGACAATTTGTCATATATCCTAGAAAGTATATTTTCTGTTCTGTAGTTCTACAATGCGGAAACAAATCATTATTCAATACTTCTAATGCGAAATTCTTTTTCATTAGAATACTCTTCTCTTTCTCTATCCCTGCATGCGTTGTAAACATAATATTTCCGATAATTTGTTTCATAGCACATTCGTGTGTTATTATTTTATTAGATTCTACGATAGACGCTTGAATACAACGCATTAATTTATCAGTCGTTTCATTATTAATATCCAATACAATCTTACTACAAATATCTTCATCACTAATAACACCTAGTGCTCTAAAAACAACAAATAGTGGAATCGGATTTTTTAAACGTGGAATTTGTAACCACATTCCGTTACCAAATCCATTATTTTTAGTAGCTATCATTAATGATAGCTGCTTGGGAGAAATACATTTATAATCAGGCACTGACTTAATCTCAGCAGACCAACTCCATTTACTATTGTTTTTTGAAATATTAAAACATTGAACAAGATTTTCGGCCGCTCGTTCTTGTCCTATTACAGTTTTCTCAGACCCATTAACTATAAAATAACCACCAGAATCCATACGACATTCCCCACTTACATTATTTGGAATGTGTTTATATTGTTCCAAAATACAAATACTTGATTTTAACATAATTGGCATTTTTCCAATATGAATATTATGTAGCACTTTATTGAATGTATGCGTTTGTTCTAACATAACTCCACTACGCACTACAAATTTTATATTTAAATCAATTGTCATCTCACCTGCATATGTAAAATTTCGGTCACGGGCTTCTTGCGGAAACATATTTTTAGTAGCACCATTAATTTCATGAATTTGGGCACGATATATATTAAAATTTTCACAATTTACAAACATTTCAAGACGATATTTATTAACATCCTTATCCAAATCTTGCTCCGAACAAATATGAATAGGATTAAACATAGTAATTGTTCTAGGAACCTGATATTGAATAAAATCATTATAAGATTCGGTTTGATGTTCTGTTAAGCGTTTCAAATGCATTCCACTGAAACATGAGTTTATGATAATATGCGGGTCTTCAATGTATTTGGTAACATCAATTTCTGGTGATTCCATTTTAGTTGATTCCATTGAAGTATGTATTTTACATTGAACCATAAGCTAATAATATAATTCAATTTATTTTTAAATTGTTATATTATATAATGAAATTAACGAAGTATCCCCAAACAGGTGGAAAAAAATCAAAAAAAATTAAAAAAAAGAAGTCTAGCAAAAGTAAGAAGAGCACAAGTAAGAAAAGTAAGAAAAGTAAGAAGAGCACAGGTAAGAAAAGTAAGAAGAGCACAGGTAAGAAAAGTAAGAAGAGCACAGGTAAGAAAAGTAAGAAGAGCACAAGTAAGAAGAGTAAGAAAAACACAAGTAAGAAAAGTAAGAGCAGATCTAAGAAAAGTAAGAAAAACACAAGTAAGAAGAGCACAAGTAAGAAGAGTAAGAGCAGATCTAAGAAAAGTAAGAGCAGATCTAAGAAAAGTAAGAAGAGCACAGGTAATAAAAGTAAGAAGAGCACAAGCACAAGTAAGAAGAGTAAGAGCAGATCTAAGAAAAATAAGAAGACCACAAGTAAGAAAAGCAGAAGTAAGAAAATCAAACGTAAGAAAACTAATGCTATGATTAAAAAAGATAAAGGTAAAAATATAATTTATGGAAATCATAAAGAAATACATAAACAATTAGAAGAATTAAGAAAAATAGAAGAAGATATTATTAATCGTAGAATTATTGAAAACAATATTATTAAAAAACAACAACAAGAAAATATTATTTTTGAAAAACAAATAAATGATATTAAAAAAAAACCAAAATCATTACAAAAACCAAAATCATTACAAAAACCAAAATCATTACAAAAACCAAAATCATTACAAAAACCAAAATCATTACAAAAACCAAAATCAATACAAAAACATAAATCATTACAAAAACCAAAATCATTACAAAAATTGAAATCAATACAAAAACCAAAATCATTACAAAAACCAAAATCATTACAAAAACCAAAATCATTACAAAAACCAAAATCATTACAAAAACCAAAATCAATACAAAAATTGAAATCATTACAAAAATTGAAATCATTACAAAAACCAAAATCATTACAAGAATTGAAATCAATACAAAAATTGAAATCACTAAGCCCAGTTATTGTCGTGCCCATTGTTGAAAATATAATTCAAAGACCAAAAACTAAATCATTATTTTCAAATAAATCATCATCGAAATTACTTGAGATTGAGCCATCGTATAAAATGACACCTTCAAAATCCGTTTTAAACCAAGTCCCGCCTTACGCAGCATCTATGAGTGATGACGAAATTAATAGTATTGAGTTAGACAATATTAACCCATCATATGTTTCTTCGAACGTTTCTCCACCTCCGCCATATTTAAGTCGTTCTTCTCCCCCCCATTACGAAGAACCATTGGGTATAGGGTATGATGAAAATCAGGATTTAAGTTATCGTGACTAACATATAAATGCTACGTTTAATACTCCTTATCAATGTAAACCGCCTTGGATAGTTTCTTAATTATTTTATTCTCGCTATCCACAAACTCGCCTTTGCCACCCATTGATTGGTTCATAATACGTAAATAAACATCATTCATCCAATGAGTCGTGTTCATGCATGACGGATGTTTATCACGCCAAGGAATCATTAAATCTCCATTCTTTTTTGTTATGTATTTTATAGCCTTGCGTATTTTGTCATAAGTGCTATTCTCCTTTTCCCATATATCATCATCTCGCACATACATCACTTCTCTCTTGTAGTCGCTACAATGAATCGGTCGTTTATAAACGTCCATTTCATTCAGTTTTCTTATAATGATTTTACTGATACCCTCCACATAGCCAAGTTCACCTACATCTTCCAAATCTGATAGTTGTAGCGTCATTGAATTAACAAAATCCATAATGTTCATAGCATCCTTGCATTTTTCATTTAGAAATACTTGCATGTTGAATGTTTTGTTGTTGTTGTTATTATTACTATTTATCGTATTATTATTATTTTTACAAACATCAATCATCTTTTGATTCATTTGTGTTTGCATTTCTAATGTTTGTTTTTGAAATGCATTATGTTGTTTTTGTATTTCTTCATTATTAGTCATTAATTTAATGACCAAGTTAGTTAAATGCACTACTTCGGCCGACTTTTGTGTTAATTCGTTATCTACTACATTTTCATTGTCCTTATTTTTTGGTATACACTTTTTTTCATGATACCATAAACTATGTCGAACCTTATATCCTTTTTCGCAATATTTACATACAAAGGGATATTCTGGATTTTTTTGTTCTAAATATTCTAAATTATGGTTATTTTGATGTTTGCGTGTAATACAATGTTTTTTAAAATCTTTTTTGTTACTTGTAGTCAGGTTACATTTTTCACAACTAAAAAAGAGGAGATTTTTTGGGATAATTATGTTCATACTATTCTATATACTATAGAATATAAAAATCCCTAAATAGTTTTCGGCAAAATATGATTTTTTTTATCGTAACAACAAAAAATATTTAATTTTGGAAATGAGAGCATTATGGTCACAAGTCACTTTTTCACCTTTTTCACAGAGGGGGCTCGGCCATTTCTGAAAATGGACATTTATAAATGTCCAAAACGGGAAACTCGCGGTCGGCCACAGATTCGCTTTTTTTTCGTTTTTGTGAATTTATTTTTATAAAATTGAATTTATAAAATTGAATTTATAATATATATATTAACCATAACAAACACTATCCCAGTAATCATGAGTTACTACAATAATATGCGAAGCAAAATCAATAAGGAGTTTGATGATCTGATTATGAAATTTATTATTAAAAATTCATATAGACCATGGAATTGGTATGGCATTTCTAAAAATCCAAACCTAACTATGAATATGATTAAGGAAAATATGGATAAACCATGGAATTGGTATGGCATTTCTAAAAATCCAAACCTAACTATGGATATCATTGAAACAAATCCACATAAAGAATGGGATTGGTATGGCATTTCTAAAAATCCAAATATAACTATGGATATCATTGAAACAAATCCTGATAAACCTTGGAAATGGGATTGGATTTCTTTAAATCCAAATATAACTATGGATATCATTGAAAATAACCCTGATAAACCTTGGAATTGGAATAATATGTCCAGCAATCCAAACTTAACAATGGACATGATTGAAAAAACTCCTGATATTTTTTGGGATTGGTATAGTATTTCTGAAAATCCAAATATAACTATGGATATGATTGAAAGAAATCCTCATAAACCTTGGGATTGGCATGGTATTTCATGCAACCCAAACTTAATTATGGATATCATTGAAAAGAACCCTTATAAAAATTGGGAATGGTATGGTATTTCTAAAAATCCAAATATAACTATGGATATCATTGAAAAAACCCCAAATAAACCTTGGAATTGGCATGGTATTTCCTGCAATCCAAACCTAATTATGAGTATGATTGAAAAAAATCATGATAAACCTTGGTCTTGGTATCGTATTTATCATAATTTAAATATAGAACTGAATATCCTTGAAAAAAAAATAGGTAATCCTTGTTATTTCTCAGATATTTCTATAAATCCAAATATAACAATGGATTTGATTGAAAAAAATCCCGATAAAAATTGGTGTTGGACTTCGTTGTCCTACAATCTATTCACAAAAGATAAAGAATTGTTTATGAAAAAAAATATAGATAGCATTTAGAACATATGGATAAGCGCAAATAAAAAAATCGGCGTTTGAATTGTAAAATAGTTTCAACGCGGATTTTTATAACATACAAATCGATTTAGTAAGCGGTTTAGAAAGATGAATTTTAAACTTATCACTATTTTTTATTTTGTTTATTTCAGTTAACAAGAGTTTTGTATGCGCGTAAATTGCCACATCACCAAGCATTCCATCACCTCCTGTATAGTAACGTAATAAATTATCCTTATCGTAAACCCTCCATCTGATAATGATATTCATATTTGATATTTTTTTACTAATATCTTTTTCATTAATTAAATTGTATATATCGTAAAGAATTACTTGTTTTTCATCTTGACTTACACTTTTGTCAATTTCAATAGTGAGGATGTGAGAGAAATTTCCATATTTGTCAATATTATTCATTTTGTATATATAGTTTAGATAAATTTATTTAATATCAATTTTATTATTTATTTACCTTTTTCTATAATTGTTGCGATGAGTCATTGTATTTTTACGAGGAATATATGTTTTTTTATAAGTCGCATGGTTTGATTGTTTAGGGGTTTTAATTCTCCGTTTTTCTTCAATATAATAAATTTCATAAATATTTTCCATAATTTCCTCGTCTTCTTCAACCGCATTGTGGGAAGACTTACTATATGCGATTTTTAAATTATGGAAAACGCGATCTAGTGCTTCCGTAACGTCATATTGGCGATTATTTTTCATTGAAATTAATTCATGTGCAAATCTTTTTAAACTATAATAATGTATATTAATACTTCGACGACAATAACAACACCGATGTAGCGATGTAAACGCTTGATTTGGTTCAACCTCTTCAGATTGACATTCTTGTTCGTTTTTAAATACTTTTTCTAAACAAGCGGGATGAAATTTTTTATGGCATGGGCTGCTACATATAATTGCCATTTTATTTATTTTTTGATAACAAATACTGCATTCATTCCGTTCTTGAAGAGTATTGTTGAAAATAAGATTAATTTGCGACGACATTTAGAAATTATATAAATTTACTAAAGATGAGTTGCTATTATAACTATTGTAATAATGTTTTCAATTTTTTGCAATATTTCTTTATTTATTATTTATACGTAATCATCCGTTTAATTTTTATTATATTTTTTTAATACTATAATAAAGAATGAGTTTGAAAACGATCAAGGTAAATCCTTCTTTTCTTGGACCAGGTAGTAAAAATTTAAAGCTGAGTAAAACCAGAAAAGTAAAACCAGTTGGACCATTATCAATGGATACAAATAATGTAAGAAATAAATTAATGAAGCGCATTAAAAGTTTCCAAAGTGAAAATGTTAATGCGAATATCAATGTAGAAACGGATACAAACGCCCCAATAATAAATAATACATTTGACACGGCCTTTGAATTCTTGAATAATTTAGAACGTGTTAATAATACAAAGAAAAAGCATAATTCAACAAAAAAACAAAAACATGAAAGAAGACCGAATACACATATGGATATAGCGACCGAACTTCCACCAGAACTAGATTGGAATATTATTGCTCCGGTTGAGTCGGTTCTGCCTGTATATGATGTGTCTGCGTGTGATCCGGTTGCGTCGGTTCCGGTTGCGTCGGTTCCGGTTACATGTGCTCCGCGTGTTATTCCTTATGTAACCTGGAATGCACAATCATTGCCTTCTTATAGCAATTTGAAGGGTGGAGGGACTAAACCGACATATCGCAATTGGTTGCGCGGTACACAAAAAAATAGGCATATAACAAATAATAAAGTATTAGAAGAACCTGAACATATATCTAATTTAGAACAACTTCCGCCCGTAGCAGTTCCATACGCTCCTTCTATTATATCCAAACGTAGACGTATAACAAGGACTTCAAAATATAAATTAGGGAAACACCCCGAGGGTAAAATATCGATTTTAATAAAAAATGCACAAACACGTCGCAGAGTTCAAAAAGAACAAGCGGAATTAAAACAAAAAGGTATTTTAGAAATTAAAAATTATCTGCGTAGTAAGAATCTGTTAAAAACTGGTTCAGAGGCACCCAACGATGTGTTACGTCATTTGTATGAACAGAGTATTTTGGCTGGATTAATTGAAAATAAATCAAAGGAAAATTTAATTCATAATTATTTCAATGATGAAAAATAATTATAATATTATATTATTTTATATAATGCCGAAAGGAAACTCTGGAACAAGAAATGGAAAAGGTGGAAAAGGTAGAAAAGCTGTAAAACAAAACACAACTCGTAAAGGAAATAAATCACCAAAATCACCAAAATACGCAAGATTAAACAAACCCAAACCCCAGAGTTATAAAAAACCGAATAACTACTACTCAAGATTAATTAGAACCCGCAAGAATTCTAAAGCAGTTGGACCACAAAAACCTATTTATGCATTAGCTGGACCACAAAACCCACATGTTTATGGATTAGCTGGACCACCACGAGAACCTACTTATGCAGAAATTGAATCACTAGAACCTACTTATGCAGAAATTGAATCACGAGAACCTACTTATGTAGAAGTTGAATCACGAGAACCTACTTATGTAGAAGTTGAATCACGAGAACCTACTTATGCAGAACCGATTTATAAAAGTCATCATAAATCGGATGAAAACAAACTATATGAATACATAGAGCCAACATCATCTCAAAAATTAAAATTTGGTAAAATGGCTGAAGCTATACAAGCTAAACAAGCTAAACAAGCTAAACAAGCTAAACAAGCTAAACAAGCTAAACAAGCTAAACAAGCTAAACAAGCTAAACAAGCTAAACAAGCTAAACAAGTAGCACCGCCATTACCACGCTATCGTAAATGAAAATACCACCACCACGGAGAAATTTACCCCCTTACTAATTGAAATAAATGGATTAGACATTTAACAAATAATAATATTTATTTTACACCTTTTCTCATTTCAAACGCCCATTTTATAGATATAGTTATAATGAAAAATAAAATATTTTTTATTTTGTAAATTGTAATGAGATATTTGTTTATTTTTGTTATAATGTAAATCATAGTGATTTATAAATGTTGAAACTTGTAATAATCCTTTATAAAGAGATAAAAATCCATTATCGTATAAATTATGGCAATATCTACACATAAATTCTACAATATTTTTATCATTTTTTTCATTATTATTTAATAAACATCTTGGTTTTAGATGTGCTGTTTCTAATAAACATAATGGTAGTTTTTTTTCACAAATTATACACATTTGCGTTTTATTAGAAATTAAATAATTTCTCAATTGTTTTTGTTCTTGTCTAATCTCTCTTAATTCATATTTTATATTATTTTTACTATATTTTTTATAAAATTTAATAATAATTTTTGAATAGTAATATTTATTATCATTTAATATTACATTACCTTCATTTGATAATTCATAATTTTTGTTATTAAAAAAAATAATGTTATTTTTAATTAATTTAGTCAATTCTGTTTTTATATTATTTATTTCAACTGAATTATCATACCGAAATTTTATATAATTATATATATCTAATAGTGTGTTATTATCTTGTAAAATAAAACAATTAATAATATAATCTTTCATATTATTAATATTTGTAAATTAATTTTAAGTCAAATTATAATGAAACCATAATATTATAACCTCGTTTACCAGGAGTATTATTTACATCAACTCCTTTGCTTTTTTCTTCTTTGTAATTTATTTTTTCAAACTCCTCTTTAAATTTTTTCTGTGTTTTCAAACATTTTTTACCATTTATTTTGGACCAGGTTTCATATATTTTGAATATATCTTTCAAACCAAATCTTAAATTTAGTTTGTCCGTTTTTTTACAACACGAATTTGCGAATAGCAATATATCACTATTAATTAATGGTTCTGTTGAAATATTTGGTTGTATAACATTTTTAACAGGTGGAGGTGATACTATATTTAACGAAATAATTTCAGGTTTATCTTTATCATATAAATATAACCAACCATCAGGCGTTTTCCAATAATATTTTTCTGGAAATTTATTGGCGTCTTCAATAAAATCATCTCCGTCTTCATTTGTATATCCGTCAGTATTATTTTTTATATAGTATTCTTTAATAACTGAATACTTTACTTTATCGCCGTATGTGATAAATATGCTATTCGTGTCCGATGGATTAGTTAAAACATTATTTTTATCAATAATATCATATTCATTTGTATAATATGTAATAAAACAATCACCTTTTTTACAATTAAACTCTGGAATATCATTTGTAACTATCAATAAATTATAATCATTTAATTTTTTACAATTTTTATCTGGTTGTTTTGAGCGATTTTCGTCAATATGTTTCTGTATATTTAATATTTCATATTTTTGATTATATTCTCCAACTAATCTTTTATTAACTAGATTTTCCTCATTAAATCCTAATTCCATTAATTGGTCCCCTATTTTAGACCACAATATGTGTCTATTTTTAATTCCAAGTTTATCATTGATTATTATTTCATCGAAATTAATCAAATTAATTCTTTTGGGTATTCCAGGCCTTTTAATCTTATTGATTTCGCAATCACAAATATCAATATCTTTTATTTCATTAATACAAATATACTCGGATAATCCTGCTTTATTACACAATTCACTTATTTCAGTATCATTCATATCATTAATACGAAATAATTTATAACCATTGCTTTTTTTATCATATTTTTTCATAAGCCCATTATTTTTTCCTTTCTTTCGGTTATCAATATACTTCATATATTTGCCAAGCTTAAAATATCCATTATCAATTATACTTTCTAATAAATCTTTAATTTCTTCCCAACTCTCACAACCCATAATATATTTTTCGATTTCTTTTATAAATTTTACATAAAAATTCTGCATTATATCTTGTAATTCAGGAGTCGTCCATAAAGTAAGTTTCATACTCCCATTTTTTAGTTCTAAGTCGTTATATTTTCCTTGTAATCTTAATCGCTGTGAAATGTTTGTGCAGTTTAATGATGAGTGAGACACAAAATACTGGTCTGTTAAATGTAATGAATACTTATCATAATCATCACTTGTAAAAGAATACCCCCTTTCTCCATATTTACCTGTTATTGTTACAATTGTTTTATATAAAATTTGTGTATCACTTTTTTCAAATAAAATTCTTAATAATTTATAAACAAATTTTATATTTAATATTTTTGTATTTATATTGAAATAGCAATAATTATTAGGTAGTTTTTCAGATTTTTCAGTATCTATAGATGATCCGTATATTCCTCCTGATTGCCATAATCTTGATGATTGTTTTGAGTCCCATTTAGACCAATATTTTATTTCTTTTTCATAAATTTTTGATAAATATAATCTTAAACAATTTCCATGATATATTACGATAAACAAATCAGGGAAATCTTTGACTATTTTATCTACTAAACAAAATTGATTAGCTCTTATTTTTTCTTCACTAATCAATAACGAATTATATTTAATTGTAGGTCTTTTAAGTAAATTTTCTATTATTTTTTTTATATTAATATTATAATCTTCAACAATATCATAACAAGTTTTTTTTTTATGATTTTCTGTATCTTGATAATTCCACCAAGATTCAACAAGTGTTGTGTTAAAATTTATAGAACTATTAAATAATCCAAAATAATCATTTGACCTTTTCATTTTATGAACCTTTGATATTTTAATTTGTATATCAGTCTGGTCGCTTAATCTTGTTGTTACATTATATAACAATGAATGTGCTGTCCCTGTAATATGTAATGCGTATTTTACTTTTTTATATATTTTGGCAATCAATATTTCACACGCTGTGGTATCTTTTTTATCATTATGATTAGTTCTATCGTTTGAAGATGTAGGACACATTAAATCACTTTCATCAACTAATGCGGTTATATTCACAAGTTCGTGATTGTAATAAATATACTCACTAAATTTTGTATTTAGTTTTGCTAACTGAGTATGGTTCATTAAACAACAAAATATGTCATTTGAATTTATTGATTCTTTATTACTTAATTTACTAATAATATCATTACTATTTATATCTTTTAGTTCTGGAAGTTTATAATCTTTCCAATATTCAATATTTGTTTCCTCAAAATATTCTTGGAGTTCATTATTAAATTCTTGAAATAATGTTTTTATAAATTGAATATTAAAATTATAATTTTCTGTTCCAACAATATCATCTTGCAATTGTTTTTGGTCTATTGACAAATTTCTAAAAATGTATAAAACTGGTCTTTTTAGTATATGAACTGAAATCCACATAATTATGCACGCTTGAACTCTTTTTCCAAGTTGTATATCTCCCCATAACAATTCTATGATTGATTTTTCATTATCTTCTAAATTAAGTGCATTTAATAAATCTTCTTCAAATGAAGGTAAATTAATGTTTTCTGGGATATTTTTTAATTTTATTGGATTATTTCCAAAATTATGTCTCTCTAAACTTTCTCCGTTCACGTATTTACAATTATGTAGCATATTATTTATAATTTTTTCAAGTGGTTTTTTAAATATTTCATTTCTTTGTTTGAAAAACGTATTTATTTTATCTTGTAAATATGTCATTTGTATTATTTATATATAATATACAAGGCATTTTTTAAATCAATTTTTTATAATAATAATTTAAGAAATGCCTTGTTAAGAAATGCCTATTTATATTAATTATAATAATATATAAACGATTTGGTAAAGATATTGACATAAACGCAAATATAAAAAATTTTATGACGAAATAAAGAAGTATAAAATAGAAGATATTATTTGTATTGATGAAACAAGTATAAAATAATTAGTGAATAAACATTAGTATGCTAAAATCACGATTACAAAAATTATATGATTTAACTCATTAAAAATTAAAGGAGAATATTGAAAATGTAATAGGCAAAATACCGAAAGAAAAATATAGAAATATTTTAAAGGTACTTATGGAAGACAAGAAAAATATATACCAGATAATAAAACACGGAAAATTAAGAAGAATTATTTATAAATCTCATTTCAAAATGGGCTTTTGAAATGAGAAAAGGTGAATTAACATATGACCTTCATATTTTTCACGCCATTTTTATAATTACTTTTTAATTCATAACTTTCAGAATTTATCAAGCAATTTGATGCATCTGTTTGTATCGTTGTTGGTATGAAATTAAAATTTTTATTATATTTTACACCATTACTTTTAACCGAATTTAAATGTATTGATGTAGTTGCATTATGAAATTCTTTCGAAATCGCTAGTTGTTTTTTTAACGCAATATAATCACTTGAATCTACCCTTTCAAATAATTTACTAGTAGATGACATTTATACTATATATTTATACTATATATTAATTACAACTCAATTAATGGTTCTATAGTTGACATATCTTCCTTAGGATTTAATCTCATGATGGTTTCGATAAGACACCATTTATATAATTCTAATCTCTCATTATAACAATGTATCGTTGGTTCAAAATCACGATTAATCCTTGTAATTGGGTTATATAATTTCCACCCTTCTTCAATAAGAGGAGTTGTATCTCCTATTTTAGGAGAACGTTCTACTCTAATAGTGCAATCTTTCAAGTAATGAACTTCACCAAATGAGAGATAATTATTCCATATTTCCAGAGCTTGGTTAACGTTATTATTATCCATACATTCTTTACAATAAATATATCCCATTTTTTCTTCCAATACTACATGCGTTATGTAAGATACACCTTGCGGGTTTTCACAAAACATACAATTATTACACATTTGTATCATTGTCAATCGTCGCGGATGAATATAATTTTTTTCGGCTTCTGGTAGGGCTTCATCTTTATTAAAGATCATTTTATGATTTTAATATATAATACATAAATATGTTTATACCTTTTTAGATTTACACCGCAGATTATTTTACAATAAAATTGATTAATTTTTTCATTAATTTACTATTAAATAAATTATATGAAGATTATTAAATGTACCAAACTAACGGATATATTTATATTAGAAATCATCAATCATATGATGTCGATGATGCCTGTAAAATGGGTAAAGCAAATAATATTCCCGAAAGAGATACACAATATGCTACCGGTGAGATTAAGAGAGGATATTTTGAAGCAGTATTTGAAGTTCCTAGTGAAAAAATGGGAATCGTTGAGCGCTTATTACAAAATGAGTTTCGTGATTTAAATGTTAAATATGATGCTGGAACTGAATTTTACAATAAAAAAATTATTACTCTTATCGAACCTTACCTAATTACAATTGGAATTAAATATAAAAAATTATCCAACCAAGAAATTAGTGATTTGGTAAGATGCAACAGAGTAAGAATAACTATGAAAAAAATAAACATTCAATCATTCATTCATATGCTAAAATCCAATAGAACAAATAAACAAATTGTTTCCTACATACCAAGAAACGACCAAACTATTATTATTGGAAAGTCATTTATACATTTTCAAATTAATGAAAAAGGATTATTAATAATTCCTTGTGGAGTAGGAAAAACATTAATTTCATTATGGATTACACAAGAACTAAAATCAAATACTATTCTTATTGGTGTTCCTAATAAATTATTATTGAAACAATGGGAAGAAGTTATTTGTGTTTTGTTTCAAAGTGTTCCGTATTTAATTGTTTCAGGTGGAGTAAATAATCAAAATATAATGCGATTTTTAGAAAATAATCAAAAAAAATGTATTGTAATAACAACCTATTCATCAGCGCACAAAGTATATACCGCAACACAACATACAATGTTTGTATTTGGTATGAAAATTTTAGATGAAGTTCATCATTTAACTACAAATAATATGCGATTAGCACACACTACTAAAAAATATATTCAAATGGTAAACATTCCATCTGTTAAACAAATATCATTAACTGCTACACTTAAACAGCTTGAAAGTATGTGTGATGATGGTATTGTAGTTTCAAATGATAATGTTAAATATTTTGGAGAAATAATTGATAGAAAATGTTTGCTATGGGCGATTAATGAAAATATTATTTGCGATTATGTTATTCAGACCATTATTACAAATGAAGAACAATTTGAACAACAATTATCAAGATTTCATATTATAGAAGAAAATAATAAGAGGTTGTTTTTGAGTGCGTTTGCATCTTTGAAAAGTATATTTGACGGACATTCACATCATTTACTGATATATTCAAACAATAAAGATAATTCGTTAAAAATAATTCAGTATATAAAAATGCTTTTGGATGATAATTACTTTGATATACCTGATTTATATTATTCAAATTATCATAGTGAAATGAAATCAAAAGACCAAAAAGAAATAATTAACAATTTTGAAAAAGCAAAGTTTGGAATAATTACGTGTGTCTATTGTTTGGGCGAAGGATGGGATTTTCCTTTATTGGATGGTGTTGTATTTGCTGAAAACATGACATCAAATATCCGTATAGTTCAATCAGCATTAAGAGCAAGTAGAAAAAACAAAAAGGATACAAATAAAAAAACCAAAATCATTTTACCAATTTTGAATAGAGATGACTGGTTAGAAAATAATGAAAACCCTGATTTGAAAAAAGTAAGAGAAGTCATTTATCAAATGGGGTTAGAAGATGAAACTATTACTCAAAAAATCAAAGTGGTTAGAATTGATATTGAAAAACAAAAACCTAAACCAAAAGAAAAAGAAGAAAGAGTAATGATTGATGAGTTTGGTGAATACGATGATGAATTAACACAAAAGTTAAGGTTGAAAACAATCAAAAGAACTTCACTAAATACAACATATGAAAAAGCAATAAAAATAATTGCTGATAGAAATATACAAAGTAAAGAAACTTATTATGATCTATGTGATAGAGATAATAGATTATCCAAAGAACCTGAAATAGTATTTAAGGGACAATTTACAAACTGGATAAAATATTTAAGTATTGGACGAGTATATTATGATTTAGAAACCTGTAAAAATAAAGTAGGTGAGTATTTATTATTATATCCTGAAATAAAAAAACATTATTTAGATTTATCAATTGTAAGTAGTGAATTATGTAAAATAGATGCTTTATTTCCACCGAATGGATTATGGGTTGAATACTACAATGTAAAAGATTTACGAAATATAATTACTATTACAAATAAGAAAAAGAAACTAGGGGTTATTTTGTAAATAATTATATATAATAATGTTTAGGTAGAATTAAGTAAAAAATCCTTTTTTTTATAATATTATAAAAAATTGAATTAGTTTAATATAAAGAAATATTATCATATATAACTATACATTTCAATGTCAAAACAATATTCCTGCGATTTGTGTAAAAAGGTGTTTAATCAAAAAATTGATTTCACAAGACACCAAAATAAGAAAGCACCTTGTATAACATTAACTGAAATGCAAAAAATCAGCCAAACAAATATTTCTAAAATGGATAATAAAACAACTCTCATAAGTGTATTCAAAAATTGTTTAAATATATTGAGAGATAATGAAGGTTTAACAGGTGAAAAAGCATTAAGAACTATGTCTCATTTATTAATATTAAAATTACTTGAACCTCATTTTGATGGTGAAATTAATATTGACGATTATGAATATGATTTTACTCACATTGAAGATGAAATGATTGAAAAACATAAAAATAAATTATTAGAAATTGTCCGTTTTACTTATCTTGCAAAGGAAAAAGAAGATAATATTCCTGTTAATATGAAATATTTATGGGATGACATATTATCAAACCATCCTACTACAAAAAATATATTCCTGAAGGGTAAAGGGTTTGATATCCAACATAAATCTACCTATAAAAAATTAATTGATAAATTAAACTCTCTTGACCTGACAAATACAGATTATGATGTGTTAGGTAATGCATATGAAGAAGTTATTCAAGATATTATGACTGGTAAAGTGTTAGGACAATTCTTTACCCAACCATTAATTAAGAAAATGATGGTGAAACTTATTGACCCTCAAATTTATCCTGATGGAAAAATAGATACATGTGGAGACCCTACTATGGGAACCGGTGGTTTCTTAATTACGTATTTACAAAATATTATGCAACAATCAAAGAATAAAAATATTAAACTTGATTGGAATTTTATTAAAAATGAAGGATTATACGGCAAAGAATTAGAACCAGATACATACCAATTGGCGGTTTCAAATATGTTAATCTCGACCGGACATATGTTTGAAAAATTAGATAGAGGTGATAGCATTCGTGTTCCAATTACACGAAAGTTTGATAATATCCTTGCTAATCCACCATTTGGAATTAAAGGATTAAAATATGATGATTTTGAAAGTCCATTAAAAAGTGAATATGTTCCAATAAAAACAGATAATGCCGTTAGTTTGTTTATTCAAGCAATCATTTATATGTTAAAGATTAATGGTAAATGTGCAGTTGTGTTACCTGATGGGCAAGATTTATTCAGTAAATCTAATAATACATTGGTTGCAATTAGAGAATATTTATTAAAAACGTGTGATTTAAAAGAGATTATATATTTACCTTCTGGAATATTTACATATACAAGTATTAAGACGTGTGTCTTCTATTTTGTAAAAAAAAGAGAAGGGATTGATGTTTTAGAAACCAAAGTTAAATATTCAAAATTAAATCAAAAAGAAACAGGACGAGATTATAAGTTTTCAAAAACACATCAAACTACCAAAGTAAAATTTTATGATTATAACCCATATGAAGATATAAAACATTTATTGGTAGAAGTGCCAATTGAAAAGTTGATGGGAAACTCATACTCGCTTAATTATGCTGAATATATGAAAGACGAAGCAGAAGAACAATATGAAGAAGGTGTTGTGGTGAAAACATTGGGTGAAGTCTGTAAATTTCAGAACGGATTTGCATTTAAGCCAAATGATTACGAAAAACAAAATGACGCTAATATTGGTATTCTACAAATTAAATCTATTCAAAATGGTTTTATCGATAATAATAAAATTTCTGAATATATTACTGAAAATAATAAATATAAGTTGTTTGAAATAAAAAAAGGAGATATATTAATAGCATTAAGTGGTGCTACAACTGGTAAAATAGGAGTATATAATTTAGAACAAAAAATATATTTAAATCAAAGAGTCGGTAAAATAACTGCAAAAACAGGTGTAATTCAAAAATACATATATTATTGGTATTTATGTTATGATATAGAAAGTATAGTATTAAAAATGGCACAAGGAACAGCACAACCAAATATATCCACAAATAATATATCAGATATAAAAATCCCAATCCCCCCACTTGAAAAGCAACAAGAAATCGTCAAATATTTAGATTTCATCTACGATAAGGCAAATAAAACAAGTCAAGAAAAAATCAAAGAGTTGAAGCTGTTGAATGAGTTTTGTTTGAATACTCAAAAAATGTTTGGCGAGAATGTTGTGAAAACTTTGGGAGAAGTAATTAAAGAAGTTAAAACAGGTAAAGATGTAGTATCAACTGATAGAATAAAAGGAGAATACCCATTTTATGGTGCAAATGGAATTATTGATTATGTTGATAATTATATATTTGAAGGAAAATACTTACTAACCGCTCGAACCGGTTCATTGGGTTCATTACATATATCAAATGGTAAGTTTTGGTGTTCAGGTGATGTGCATAGAATTGAGTTTGATAATGATATAACAATGTTATATATTTATTATTATTTACATACAATAGATTTTCAAAAGTTTAGAACAGGTTCAGCACATCCGAAGTTAAGTGGTTCAAGTTTAAAATCAATAAAAATACCAATCCCCCCACTTGAAAGACAAAAAGAAATAGTTGAATATTGTGAATTTAATGATGCACTCATCAAGCAATTGGAAAAAGAGATTGAAAATAATAAAAAACAAGCAAAATTATTTATTACAAGTATTGTAAAAACACAATTTAAAGAACAAGATGAACCAATTTCATTAAATACTGAACCTATTAATGAAGTTGAAGAAGAAGTAATTATTGAACCAAAACCAAAGACCAAAGTTATTATCAATAAAAAGGTAAAGAAACATCTTATTATTGTAGAAGAAGATACTGAAGTATAACTATTAAGATTGATTTATTAGCAAAATCATACATGATAAAATAATATGTTGGTGCGTGTGGATTTATTTTTTAAGGGTTAAAGCTTACGTTTCTTTGAAATAGAAATCATGCGAATGAGAGTAGTAATCATTATATTTTATGATATCATACCACCTATGTACTTCATGCAGGTTATCATTCTATTGGACTATCTTGTTAGGACTTTTCACACTGATAAAACGGCAGTCATTTTTAATCGTATTGTGAATTTTCATTATAATATCATTAGAGATATCCATTTTATTCCAAGATTATATGTTGTTATGTGGTTGCTATTAAAGCAATAACATATTGGTATTAACCATAATATATTAATATTTTCAATATTATATTCAAGCATACGTCTCAAGACGTAGAAGCATACGTCTCAATACGTAGAAGCAATTCAGCATAATTAGTTTTAATTACCATTTTATACATATCAACCCTATAAGTTCGTTCTGATGTACGTTCCTTTATTTCAGTTTCGATTCTTTGCCGAATTTTTTCTTTCGTTTTTTGAAAATGTTCACGCATACTATCAGCAAAAAAAATAAATTCGTGTTTATGGTCTTTTATATTGTCCATCATGTCAAAAATGGCAACTTTAATATTTTTATACTTAATAATTTCATTATAATTATGAAAATCAAAATGTGATTTTGTAATACCGGGTTCATTCAATAATGGCTTGTTATTTAAAGTCGTGCAAAGAGCCAATAAAACAGATGAAATTGTCTGACAACCACTCCATGTTTCTCCTTGCCATGTATTTAAAATAGAAAGGCAAACTTTTCCAGTTCGATACAAATTTGGATTAAAACGGGTTATACCATCAGACGTACAAAAAGTGACAACAGGAGGAGAATGAGGATAATTTGTCGGAAAAATAAATTTAAATAAATAAAATCCATCCGCATATGGCGTATCACTTGAACCAATCACCATGGCATTCCCGCGTAACATATCAGTTTGGTCGTGTTCATAATAGATACCATGGTCGGTTAAGGGATTTTTCCTTAGTTCCTTTATATCAAATATAATACGACGCATAGTTTCTTTAGAAACAAAAGTTTCTTTAGATATAATTTCATTTATAATCACACTAGTATTTGATATGACATTGGGTTGGGTCTCATACTCATTAAACAATGAACTATTGTTTGACGCCATTGTCGTTATTTATTTATAATACATTTAGTTATGTTTATGTCAATATTTATATATATATATTATTACATCAATTATGGTGTAGATAATAAACCCATGAAGTTATATTTATAATTATTTTATATTTATAATTATTTTATATTTATTTTAAAAATTGAAATAAATATAAAATTGTAAACTATATATAACACAAACCCCATTGAAATGGCGTTACAAAAAAAACAAAATTTCGATAATTACTTACGCACACACAATGCGGCAAAAGGAGAAGGATTTACACATACGAGAATCGGGGACAAAACAATGAATATATTTGGCGGGAGTTATAAAATAAATGAGAATGAATGGAAAACGTTCATGATGAACTATTACCAGCATGTATTTGTAGATAATAACCAAGAATACTTAACTGAAAAACAATTAGTAGAAAATGGACCAGTGATGATTGATATTGATTTGCGATATGACACTTCAATCAAAGAAAAACAACATACGGAAGGACATGTGATAGATGCAGTAGCTATGTATATGGAAAATATTAAACAACTATTAGATATCAATGACGGAGCAATGATTCCAGTGTTTGTAATGGAAAAAAACGACGTTAATATTCTTGAAAATAAAACCAAGGATGGCATTCATATTATTATAGGTGTACAGATGCATAAAGCATTACAGGTATTATTAAGAAAAAAAGCATTGGTGCAAATTAAAGATATGTGGAGTGATTTGCCTATTACAAATGATTGGAATGATGTTCTTGATGAAGGTATTACCAAAGGGTTTGTTAATTGGCAATTATATGGGTCTCGTAAGCCTGGAAACCAAGCTTATATGATAAAATATTATTTTGAATTTACATATACAAATAAGGAATGGGAATTTGAGGATTGTCCGCTTAAAAATTTTTCGACCGAACAAAATATGTATAAATTATCGGCACAATATACGAGTCATCAAATGTTCCCTATGGCAAAAGGAGTTAATGATGAATTTGAAGCCGCAAAATTAACATTAAATCAAAATCATAGCGGAGGGAAAAAGACTGATACAGCTAATCCTTATAAGAATAAATTAAAATTAAAAATAAAAAAACCGAATTCAAATACAGCTCTATATGCTGATATTGAAAATGAAACAATGTTGGATAATATGATAGATACATTGTTTGAAGATATTGGTCCGTTAAATTATAGAATCAAGGAAACACATGAATATGCAATGAGTTTACCTTCAGCCTACTATGGACCAGGTAGTTATAATAAATGGATTCGAGTAGGAATGGCATTATATAATACGAGTCCTGATTTGTTTTTAAGTTGGTTAAAACTTACTTCACAAGAGGATTGCCGAGATACATTAAAAGGGTCTGATGGCAAATTTGATTGGCGATTAGTGCCAGATTTATATGAAACATGGATGAAGTTTTCGAATAATAATCCAGATTGTCTAACTTATCGTTCTATATTATACTGGTCCAAGAATGATGCCCGTGAAAAATATGATATTATTAGCAAGGAAACAATAGAATTCTTTATATTACAGACACTTCAAACCGACACAGCAACCGAGTTTGATTTGGCGAGTGTTTTATATAATATGTACAAAGAACGTTTTGTATGCACTAGTATTAAAAACAAGACTTGGTATGAATATATTAATCATCGATGGCATGAAATTGACTCTGGTAATACATTGCGTTTATCAATTTCAAAAGAAATGCATCAAATTTATTTCAATAAAACGTGTGAAATCACGAATAATGCACATATGATTGGTGACCCTGGTGATCCAGCCCGCGATAAATTAATGAAAATTGCACAAAAAAATAATGATATTTGTGAAATGTTGAAAAGAACAAATCCTAAGCAAAACATTATGAGAGAAGCATGTGAGTTATTTTACGATAAAGAATTTATTAATAAATTGGATAAAAATCCGTATATGCTATGTTTCAATAATGGAGTTATTGATTTCAAGAATAAGACTCATCGAAAGGGACAGCCTGATGATTTTATATCCAAGTGCACTAACATTGATTACATTCCGTATAATCCTGTAAAAAATGCTACTATAATAAATGAACTTAAAATATTTATGGAACAATTGTTTCCAGTAAAGGAACTTAATGACTATATGTGGAATCATTTGGCATCATGCTTAATTGGTGTAAATATGAATCAAACATTTCACGTATATAAAGGATCTGGGAGAAATGGTAAATCAGTATTGACATCATTGATGGGGAAGTGTATGGGAACCTATAAAGGAACTGTGCCGATTACATTGATTACAACAAAACGTAATTCTATTGGAAGCACATCATCCGAAGTTGCTCAGTTAGATGGTATTCGTTATGCGGTTATGCAGGAGCCTTCAAAGGGTGATAAAATTAATGAAGGAACCATGAAAGAATTAACTGGGGGGACTGACCCGATTCAAGCGCGTGCCCTATTTAAGGACACTATTACATTTATACCAATGTTTAAATTAGTTGTATGTACTAATACTGATTTTGAAGATACAAGTAATGATGACGGAACATGGAGACGAATGCGATACATTGATTTCATGTCAAAATTTCTCGTGGATCCATATGAGGACGAAATTAAGTTCCCTCGAAGTGAATGCCCATATCAATTTCCACTTGACATAAAAATTGACGAAAAATTTAATAAATGGGTTCCTATATTCATGTCAATGTTAGTTCAAATATCATATGAAAATATGGGATTAGTTAAAGATTGTCAGGCGGTCATGTCGAATAGCGATAAACATCGCGAGAGTCAAGATTATATGACGGCATTCCTCAAAGACAATATTAAACAAAAAGAAGGTTCTATTGTTAAGAAAACAACTATAATGGAAACATTTAAAACATGGTATACTCAAAATTATGGAAAATCATTACCTAGAGGAAAAGAAATAACAGAATTTATGAATCAACGATTTGGCGTCTATAACAAGGGGTGGCATAATATTGAAATCATATATGATGACGCAGATGTCATTGATGATTGTTAGAATTATTAATGAATAAAAATAAATTAAAGGTTTGTATACACATCTTTATGTGGAATTTCGGCTAGCCAATATAAAATCGCGTCATATGTTATGAATAACCATATCATCATTATATTTAAAATTATTGGGAAAATAATAGCTATTATAATAATTGCCCATATGCTGTAATTTTTATATTTTTTATCGGGAATAAAATTTCCAAAAATAATATAACACACTATAGTGCTGTAGTATAAAAATAACATTATTCTACGATACAAGTAAAGAGTATCCATATCCTTATGTTCATATACAACTTTTCGTTCATTCGTTTGTAAAATTGATTCATACTTATTTATTTTTTTAGTTAATTCAATCTTTTCTTTTTCTTTTATTTTTAATAATTCTTCTGCTCTCAAAACAAATTGTTTCTCTCCTTTATATTGTTTTAACATATGAGATAAATTATTCATAAACGCTTGTTGCTTTTCAACCGAGTTTTTTCTTAATTCTGTTGCATTAGTAGCAAATCTGTCTATAATCATATTATTGTAAATTCTTTCACCACCATTTTCGCCTTTATTAAAAACAAAATAATTTTTTTCTGCTCGACTTAAATCTTCTGGTGCATTATCATAATTTGTTTTGGCCATATCCCAATTTTTTTTTAGAGCAGTTTCGCGACCTCTATAATAACATTCTGTTCCAGGATCACATAATATTCCGGCCATCAATGCACCAGAGATATCTGTTACTTTTTTTACAAATTTGTCTATTTGATCCAATGAGTCTACATTCGGTATATTGTTATCAACCATTGAGTTATTTAATATATATTAATTTTTTAAATTAGTATACTTTTTATACTTTGACAAAATCAAATATTTGACTAAATGGTTTAATATCATTTTTGTCGTATTCATCGTCATAATGTGCCACAGATGAACCGGTAAGATTTCCACATTTAAATGCTTCAGCAGGACCTCCCGTAGCTCTATCTGCGTCGGCGGATTGTTTCTTAGTTATTGAACGAAACCCTTCGTTCATTATTTTTGCATTAGGTAAATTACTTGGAATAATACACTTTTGTTTTTCCTTATCAAAATATAATCCATCGGCACAACAACTATCACCTACACATATTCCTAAATTTTTCATTAATGTTTTTAAAGGATTATCTATTTTGAATAAATTATCCTTATTATATTGCCATATGCTCGGATCATGTTTACTGGGATCCTCATATTTCCAATCATATTCATCAAAATTCATATTATTTCTAGTATAAATATCCCAAATATTACGAATAATAAAAATTGAACCAATTGCTATTGTAATACCAATACAAGCATTTGATATTAATTCCGGTAGCAGTGATTTTTTTTTTAATATAAATAAAATCAATAAAGGTATACATACAATTATTATTTGCTGCATTAATTTACTTTGATATTCATAACGTTTACCATAATATGTATTAATTTGAACAAGACGCATTTTAGTATCATTTCGAATTTCTAAATTATTCATTTTTTCTTTAACTTCGTTCAATTGAGATTCGCTTACTCTCAATAAAGTAAGTTGTCCAACTAAATTAAGACGCGATTCTGATACACCTTCTTGTAAAATAGATAATTTACCAGAAACAGATTTGAATAATACCTTACGTGATTCAGAAATATTATTTATATTACTAAGTAAAATAAGAATTTGAGGATCATTCGCATTGAAATCAGGTGAACTAGCCGCACTATCTAACTGAGTGACCAAAGATTGTTCAGTATCTTGCAAATTTTTAATTTGTTTTAGTATATCTTCTATATTATTATTTTCATGGTCAGTAGACATTTATTATTATATATTCATCCGAGAAAAATATATGATTATTATTGAATTATCATACGGATTTCTTCGTCATTTTAATTGTTCCTATGATTATGACAATTGCTAAAATACTCCACATGATATGTCTGTAATTTTCACTTAACATATTTAAATCTCTATCTTCATTCATAGCATTTAATTGTTTTAATTGGTCTCCGGACCAATCTTTTAAATTCTTACGAGTATCGGTTAATTCGCTAAAAGTTGTTTTTAATGATTTTTTTACATTATTTAATCTTCTACCAATAGCGCTATAAGTGGTATCAAGTTTATTAATACGTTCTACAACTCCGCCGGTTGATAGTTCGTTCTGCAATGTATTATATTTACTTTCTGAAGCGTTTCTTTCGGCTTCTGTATAATTCGCTAGTCCGCATTTTGTTGTTGGCGTCATTTTAGAGCCTTTTGTAAAACTATCCCATTCATCTGTAACTCCAAACTGATAATCTTGAACTCTATTATGACAAGAAACATCGCTATTATTAATTCCCTTTGTTCTTAAATAATATTGATAATTATCATTTATTATTCGTTTTTCACTTATACCATATAATGTTTCTTGGGATTTTAAATAACACTTTTCTTCATCACCTTTATAAACAAATCCAGCACATTTGTCTGAATTCGTATTTTCATTATATTCACTACATTTAGTTTGACATTCATCTATAGTTGCAATTCTAGATGAATTTACATCTGTATTTAAATTATTACCAGTAATATTATATCCACCCATTGGGGTATAACTACTAGTATATTCACTAATCATGTCATCAGAATAGACTTGAAGTTGTCCTTCACTATTAATAAAGCCTAAACTCCCTAATTTATTCTTATTTGATATTGGTATTGTGTATAAATTAGCAGCATCTTCGGGTGGGCCAGTATTTTTGTCACAAGCACTACGATTGTAAACGACTTTTAAATGTTTAGAACTACCTTCGCCATCCATAATTAGTCTGTATTTCCCATTTGTGGAACCTATCCATTCACCTGGACCTAAAAATTCTCCGCTTTTTAAAAAATTAACTCCCGTTTTCCCATTTGTTGCTTTATATTTATCAACTTCTATTGATTCTGGAATTTGTGATTCATTAAATTTATTCCATAATTCTTGGTTCTCTCCATTCAATAACTTTAATTCCCCATTATTATCTAATACCAGTTTTAGACTATTACACAATTTGTATTCATTTTCACAATTAAAAATAGCGGTTTTCCCAAGCGCTTCTTTTTCTACATTTAATGATTTCAATTCACCATCATTTCGCCCGCATCTATATTCTGCTTCAAAATCTTTCATACAACCAGCTGCTGGGTCGTATGCGCTATCTATATTAATTGGGAAACGAAATACACCATCATTTGAAGTTATTGTAGACGGAATATTAGCCGTCCAATTATTTGGTTCTACATAGTAACTCATTTATATAAAAGTATATTATTTTATATAAACATCATTTGTGTATTTATGTTGTTATATTAAATTCTTGTACGAGGTTTCTATTTAAGGTTAAAGGTGGATTTAATAATCCATCAGATTGATTTGTTGCATTATTGTTTGGCATTGTATTATATAAATTAATTGTCATATTCATTGCTCGTTCATTACAACATTCCGCGCGATTATAATAATCAATCTTAGTTATAGGATATTCATCGCCTAAATCCAATAACCAGAATTCACCAATTCTTGGAACAGCACTATGATATATACCTCTACACTCATCATGACCTCTAGCTTTTAAAACACCATCAATTGGTGTGTATTTACTATTTTCATTACAACTAGAGAGTATACTTTTTACAATAACAGCACCAGGGCCACCTGGTCTACCTTTGTATGCCAAATTAGTAAGTTGACCTTTTTCATATCCCCATACTGCTATTTGAGAGATTTGAACATAATCTCCACTTCCTAGAACTTTAATATACCTAGCGAATCGTGGCGTTTGTGTAATATTGCTACAATTTCGACCATAACTAGCATTTATACTTTCTCTATTGATATTTCCTCCATTATATTTATCACATATAGTATAATTTTTCATTTTTTCATCATCGTGAGTATAACCATTGTAATAATGTATATTATCAGGATTTAGTATGTTTGTATCAGGAATATTTGATGCAATAATATCAGCATAAGAACATTTTTGAGTTGAAACACCCCATTTTTTATTTGTTCCATTAGAATTAAATAAAACTTGTTTCCCCTCACCGATATCACCTGTAACTGCAACTACTAATCCACCTGAACCGGCAGTATTATTCAGACGAAACATAAATACATTCAATCCAGATTTAATAGTAATTTCATATGCCTGTGTAATACTTGTCACTCTAATTGTTCTAGATATACCATTTAACTCAAACTCAACACCATCATCTGCGCAAATATGAAGATTAGCCTTTATCTCATTCGTAGGATTAGTAAAAAAATAATATAAATAATCAGAAAACCCTATTTCATTGATTCTATTATTAGGCCATATCCAGTTTGCCGTACTATCTATTTCCCTCATTCCTCTTCCCCATCCACTGCCATTCCCCCATGGAGTGCCACCTGTAATAAGACCTATATTAAATGGACGTGTATTGGTTATTACCGAAATTTTACATTCATTTTTTATTTTAATCGTTGATGTTATTATATTATGTTTATAAACACCAACTAAACCATTCGCAAACAATCCACCTCGGTTAGCATCAGCTGAAACCGCACCATTCAGTTTATATGCAAGTGTTGAGTATGTATATACTGGTGAATTTGACTGATTATTATTTCCAACATGACAATTATACATATAACTTGCATCTCTCGTTAATGCAAAAACAGGTTCATTTGAATCAACCGCCCAAATTTTACATGCTTCGTTTGCTTTTGAAAAATCGGAAAAATTTGAAGCATTTTGATTTGTTGCAATTGATGGATAGGATGTAATAAATCTTGGGTCGGTGGTTAAGTCAGTCAATGTTGTTTTTTTCACACATTTCGTAATTTCTCGGGTATCAGGGTTCGGAAGAGTATTTATAAATAAATTATAATTTCGATCACGTAAACCTGAAGTTCCTAAATATTCACTAGTTTTCTCTCTTAGCTCATCGCGACCACTCGAATACTGCGCCAAGTTATTTTCGATAGCATTTACTTTACTCTCGGTAATTAGAGCATCGCTTTGATTTTTTAAATTCATACTAGTATTGGGTCCTAGAATACCTCCATTCACAAATCCCTCTCGGGTTGCTCTTGAAAACTCATTATTTATTTTTTGTTTAATATTATCAAATAATTTCACTCCTTGCTTTAAAAAAGGTATATTATTATTTTCTTTTTTATATTTTATTGATTCATGTTTATTTGCCATTATTACTATATATATATATATATAGTTGTTTATAAAATTGAACTATTATTATGAATGTTATTGCATAAAATTGAAATACTTTCATCATATATTATAAGCGAATAACATACAATGAAAATGATCGACTATGCTAATATGCGACGAAGATTCAACGATGATTTTGATAAGGTAATTATGAAATTTATTAATGAAAATCCAAATATACCTTGGAGTTGGTATGGAATTTCTCAAAACCCAAATATATCCATGGAGATGATTGAAAATCATCCCGATAAACCTTGGGATTGGATAGGTATTTCGCTGAACCCAAACTTGAAAATGGATATGATTGAAAAAAATCCGGATAAAGAATGGGATTGGCATTGGATTTCTCAAAACCCAAATATCACAATGGAGATGATTGAAAATAATCCAGATAAAGAATGGAATTGGTATTGGATTTCTCGCAATCAAAATATAACCATGGAAATGATTGAAAAAAATCCCGATAAACTTTGGGATTGGTATTGGATTTCTAAAAATCCAAACCTAACAATGAAAATGATTGAAAAAAATCCGGACAAAAAATGGAATTGGCATTGGATTTCTCAAAATCCAAATATAACCATGGATATCATTGAAAATAATCCAGATAAACCTTGGAAATGGAAGCATATATCTCTCAATCCAAACTTATCAATGGATATGATTGACAAAAATCCGAACAAAGAATGGTATTGGCATTGGATTTCTCAAAATCCAAATATAACTACGGATATGATTGAAAAAAATCCCGATAAACCTTGGAATTGGCCTGGAACTTATGAAAATCCAAATATTACAATGGATATCATTGAAGAAAATCTGGACGAAGAATGTGATTGGAATTGGATTTCTCAAAATCAAAATATAACTATGGATATCATTCAAAAAAACCTAGATAAACCTTGGGAGTGGTATTGGATTTCTTACAATCTATTTACAAAAGACAAAGAAGTGTTTATAGCGAGAAAATATAGAGAGCATTTAGCAGCGTTTAGAATACAGCAGTACTATGCTAGAGGAAAATATGTTCCTATTTATGCTTATTGTCGAAAATTACATATGAAATTTTATTACGAGAACTCGAGTTACGTTGAAGAATAAATTATACATGATTGATTGTCAAGAACAGGCAGAGGTACAGGTTGACAGGCAAGTTTTTTTATTGAATCGAAAATGTTTCAATTTTTATCTACTTTGTAAAAAAATTGAAATACTTTTCAAATATATCACAAGTCAATAACCACATAACGAAACGAAACGAAACGAAACGAAACGAAACGAAACGAAACGATAACGAAACGATAACGAAACGAAAATGAGCAAGACGAAAATGAGCAAGACGAAAATGAACTACTACGCTAATATGCGTCGCGTATTCGCAGATGAGTTTGATAAGGTAATTATGAAATTTATTACAAATAAACCTTTCAATTGGACAATATTTTCTCGTAATCCCAATATAACATTGAATATCATTGAGAAAAATCCAGAGTGGGATTGGTTAAGTATTTCGATGCATCCAAAAATAACAATGGAGATGATTCTACAACACCCAGACTACCCTTGGCGGTATGATGGAATTTCTCAAAATCCAAACCTAACAATGGAAATGATTGAAAAAAATCCATACAAGGAATGGGATTGGTATTTGATTTCTCAAAATGAAAATATCACAATGGAAATCATTGAAAATAATCCACTTAAACCTTGGGATTGGTGTTTCATTTCTAATAATCCAAACATAACAATGGAAATGATTGAAAAACATCCAGACAAACCTTGGAATTGGTATTGTATTTCTAAAAATCCAAACCTAACAATGAAAATGATTGAAAAAAATCCGGACAAACGTTGGAATTGGTGTTGGATTTCTGAAAACCGAAATATAACTATGGATATCATTGAAAATAATCCCGATAAACCTTGGGATTGGTATTGGGTTTCTAAAAATCCAAACTTAACATTGAAAATGATTGAAAATCATTCAGACAAACAATGGAATTGGGTTTCTATTTCTGAAAATCCAAATATCACTATGGATATCATTGGAAATAATCCTCATCTACCATGGGAATGGCGTTATATTTCTTTAAATCCAAATATCACTATGGATATCATTGAAAATAATCCTCATCTACCATGGGAATGGCGTTATATTTCTTTAAATCCAAATATCACAATGGAAATCATTGAAAATAATCCAGATAAACCTTGGGATTGGTATAGTATTTCTTCAAAACTATTTACAAAAGACAAAGAAATGTTTATGGCGGAAAAATATAAAGAACATATAGCAGCGTTTAGAATCCAGCAGTACTATGCCAGAGGAAAATATGTTCCGATTTATGCTTTTTGTCGAAGATTACATATGAAATTTTATTGCGAGAACTCAAGTTATGTTGAAGAATGAATTATACAAGTTGTCAGGTAGAGGATTGTCAAGATCAGGCACAGGTTGTCAGGCACAGGGTTGACAGGTACAGGTACAGGTTTGTCAGGTAAGTTTTTTTATTGAATCGAAAATGTTTCATTTTTTATCTACTTTGTAAAAAAATTGAAATACTTTTCAATTATATCACAAATCAATACCCACATAACTAAGACAAACGAAACGAAACGATAACGAAACTGAGCAAAACGAAACTGAGCAAAACGAAAATGAGCAAAACGAAAATGAGCAAAACGAAAATGAGCAAAACGAAAATGAACTACTACGCTAATATGCGTCGTATATTCAATGATGATTTTGATAAGGTAATTATGACATTTATTAATAAAAATTCAAATAAACCTTGGAATTGGTCAGGGTTTTCTAGTAATCCCAATATAACATTGAATATCATTGAGAAAAATCCAGACAAAGAATGGGATTGGTATAGTCTTTCTTTCAATCCAAATATCACAATGGAGATGATTGAACAATACCCAGACAAACCTTGGAATTGGAATTGTATTTCTTTAAATCAAAATATAACTATGGATATCATTGAAAATAATCCAGACAAACCTTGGGATTGGTCTTTGATTTCTCAAAATCAAAATATAACAATGGAAATCATTGAAAAATATCCAGATAAACCTTGGGATTGGTCTTTGATTTCTGAAAATCCAAACCTAACAATGGATATCATTGAAAAATATCCAGACAATGAATGGGATTGGAGTTATATTTCTCAAAATCAAAATATAACTATGGATATCATTGAAAATAATCCAGACAAGCCTTGGGATTGGTATAGTCTTTCCAAAAATAAAAATATAACAATGGAAATGATTGAAAATCATCCAGACAAGCCTTGGGATTGGTATTGGATTTCCAAAAACCAAAACTTAACTATGGAAATGATTGAAAAATATCTAGATAAACCTTGGGATTGGGATTCTATTTCTCAAAATCAAAATATAACTATGGATATCATTGAAAATAATCCAGATAAACCTTGGGATTGGTACTTTATTTCTTTAAATCCAAATATAACAATGGATATCATTGAAAGCAATCCGGATAAACCTTGGCATTGGTACTTTATTTCTTTAAATCCAAATATAACAATGGATATCATTCAAAAAAACCTATATCACCATTTGGATTGGCGCGGTATTTCTTGCAATCTATTTACAAAAGACAAAGAAGTGTTTATAGCGAGAAAATATAGAGAGCATTTAGCAGCGTTTAGAATACAGCAATACTATGCTAGAGGAAAATATGTTCCTATTTATGCTTATTGTCGAAGATTACATATGAAATTTTATTGCGAGAACTCGAGTTACGTTGAAGAATAAATTATACAGGATTGTCAGGCACAATAACAGAGTTGTAAAGGTAATTTTTTTTTCATATATTTTGTAAAAAATTGAAATACTTATCAAATACATTACAAGTCAATACCCACATAACGAAGACAACGATAACGACAACGAAAATGAACAAAACG